GCAAAACGTGAAAGAATCTCTGAAGGCTCTGGGGAGAAGATGCGTCGAGTGGGTAGCAAGGGTGCGCCAACGGCTAGTGACTTTAAAGAGTCAGCAAAAACCGCCAAATTAAAAGATGGTGGGGTTAGCCTTGCGGTAGGTCGTGGTGAAAAACTTTCGACAAAAGAAGGCGCAGGGCTTACGCAAAAAGGCAGAGACAAATACAATAGAGAGACAGGGTCAAACTTGAAGGCTCCACAGCCTCAAGGTGGCGCTCGTAAGGACTCATTTTGCGCTCGTATGAGCGGGGTGCAAGGGCCAATGAAAGACGAGAAGGGTAATCCCACTCGTAAAGCGGCGGCACTTGCACGTTGGAAGTGTTGATATGGCGTACTCTGAAACCTACGGACAAACGGTCAATGTGCAGACATTGATTGACCACGGCGCTCGACGCTGTGGGAAGCTGGCTGAAGAGTTGACTTCTGAGCAAGTTCTCTCCGCTCGTCAATCGCTTGGGTTCTTGCTTTCTAACCTTATCAATCGAGGCATCCAGTATTGGTGCATCAGCAAAGAGGTGATTGGACTTACCCCTAACAAGTATCAATACACCCTGCCTGACGGGGCTGTAGACACGCTTAATGTGCTATATCGCACTTTAAATCGTCCAGTAGGGGCGTATACCTCCTCTGCTGGCGGAACTGTTGCAAATCTTTACGATGGGGATGTTGACACTTACACCCAACAGGCTTCGGCAAACGGGAGTTTTACGGTCAATTACGGCATAACAAACCCCATCTATGCAGGCTCTATTGGGTTCTTGCCCTACATCTCTGGTGGTGGGTCTGGAACGTGGAATATTACGCTCCAATACTCGACTGACGGGGTGACGTATTCCACCTTGCAAAACCTTGGGGCGGTTGCGGTTAAGGACAACACATGGGTGTGGACGGATATAGACCCCGGTCAGTCCGTCGCCTACTACCGCATTCTTGCCTCCTCTGGGACTACGCTTGCTCTTCGTGAGTGGTACATCGGTAACAACAGCACCGAGGTGATGATGTCTCGCCTAAACCGTGACGACTACACTAACTTGCCTAACAAGAACTTTACTGCAAACCAGCCTTTTCAGTTTTGGTTTGATCGCACTATTCCAAACCCAACGATTTATCTTTGGCCTACCCCTAGCAACGCCTTTGTGCAGATGACGGTGTGGTACTCCACCCAAGTCATGGATGTGGGCGCTTTGACTAACGAATTGCAGATTCCTCAGCGGTGGTACGAGGCGGTGGTGTTTATGCTGGCTCACCGTATGAGCCTTGAGTTGCCACAGGTTGCAATGGATCGTGTTGGCTATCTTGAAAAGATGGCTGAAAAATATCTGTTTGAAGCGGAGCAGGAAGAGCGCGACAAGTCGCCAATCTACCTAGCCCCAAACATTAGCGTGTACACAGCATAATGCCAGTTTTTCTTGACACTCGTGGGTTGACATCGGTTGCCATCGCGGTTTGCGATAGGTGCAAGATGAAGGTGCCTTTTGTCACATTGGTGGCGGATGGGAACTCGCCGGGTCTCCGCGTCTGCGCTGAGCGTGGATGCAGGGATGTGCTTGATCCCTATCGACTTCCCGCTAGAAAGACTGAGCGTATTAACCTCAGATTTCCACGCCCTGATGTCAGCATTGCCGCAGGTGACAACTTCTTGATGACAGGTGGAACAAGTCAATTTCAAATTTCCACGGAGCAGAACACACAGACTCCCACAAGCACTGGAAATAAAGATACGATTGCTCCAAATCCTCCAGATAATACGAGTACATAAATGTCTGCACAAGTCACCATACTCCAACTCCCAGCCGCTGGTGCCATTACAGGTACTGAGGCTGTTCCTATTGTCCAAAATGGCGTGACAGTCCAAACCACGACTGCGGCGCTTGCTGGCTCACCTGTTCAAACCTATTCGTACCTAACGGTTACCCAAACTCCTCAGTTAGCCAACAGTCGATATGTTGGGGTGACCAATGGTTTGGTGATTACTGATGGCGGATCGCAAGGTCTCTTCAATATCAGCACTACAGGCGCTTTATTGTCTTTGGTGAACTCTGGTACTGGAATACAGGTAAAAACGTCTTCTACAGCCATTACAGGGCGTTCTATAGCGGTTAGCGGCAATGGACTGTCAATTACCAATGGTTCTGGCGTATCTGGTGATCCAACCATTGCTTTGAGTGGTCAGGTGTTGAATTTTGCCAATGCCAGTTTCAACGGACTTGTAGCGCTTTCAACTGGTGGTGCTATTACTTCCGCGACCATCACAGGAACCGCAAGTCAAATTGACGTTGCAAACGGGACTGGGGTAAGTGGTAATCCAACGGTTTCGTTGGCTGACAACGCCGTGATGCCCGGCACCTCCGCTATGACAGTTGTCACTGGAACTACCGCCCAACAACCTTCTGGCTCTCAGGGACAGTTTAGGTTCAACAGTGACACGCAGACGTTTGACGGCTATTCCAGCGGCTTGTGGAGACAATTTTCGCTTTCTGGTGGCGTAACATCATTTAGCGCGGGGACTACAGGGTTTGCGCCATCAACCTCCACTTCTGGCGCTGTAACGCTGTCTGGCACTTTAAATGTATTAAATGGTGGAACAGGGGCAACCACAGCATCTGGGGCGCGAACAAATTTAGGAGCGGCGGCTTCTGGTGCAAATACCGACATTACATCAATAGCGCTGACCACAGGTACGATTTCAACGACCCCTTCAGGTTCAACCGACATAGCTAACAAGAATTATGTAGACACTGTAGCGCAGGGGCTAGACACCAAAGCCTCAGTAGTAGCTGGCACGACGGTGAACATTACTTTGAGTGGAACACAAACAATTGATGGCATAGTGTTAGTTTCTGGTGACCGTGTATTGGTAAAGAACCAGACAGCGCAAGCAGACAATGGGCTTTACCTTTGTGCGGCAGGTGCTTGGACAAGAACCACGGACATGAACACTTGGGCGCAAGTCCCCGGCGCGTACGTCTTCGTAGAAACTGGCTCTACCCTTGCTGACACAGGTTGGGTTTGCACATCCGATGCTGGCGGCACGATTGGTGTTACTGCCATCACATGGGCGCAGTTCTCAGGTGCTGGTTCTGGCGTAAGTTCAATCACCTTTGGCTCTACTGGGCTGACTCCAGCAACGGCAACTACGGGTGCGGTGACAGTAGCGGGAACGCTGGTAGTTCTTAATGGTGGAACAGGCGCGACAACAGCCGCAGGTGCAAGAACGAACTTAGTCGCCGCCAAGTCAGGTACTAATAGCGATATTACAGAGTTGTACGCGCTGAATGGAACTTCTTACGGCGTTGCTTATCAAAACTTATCAAATCAATTGATAATGGGGTCAGCATTGACATTCAACGGTACGACGCTGACATCTTCTGATGCCGCGTTTACCACGCTAACTGCCTCATCAACTACTACACTGTCTGGTTTGACAGCCTCAACTGCGTTGGCTCTCAATGCAAGCAAACAGATAGTAAGTGTTACAAATACAGGCTCTGGTAATAATGTTTTAGCCACCAGCCCAACACTGGTTACTCCGAATTTAGGAACACCTTCTGCGGCTGTTTTAACAAGTGCCACTGGTCTCCCCCTAACGTCGGGCGTAACAGGTACGTTACCAATAGCTAACGGCGGTACTAATGGAACCGCAACACCAACCGCTAACGGAGTTGTGTACGGGACTGGGACGACGATTGCTTATACGGCGGCTGGAACCACTGGGCAAGTATTAACAGCTACAACTAGCGGCGCACCGACTTGGGGAAACCCCGCAACAAGTGGTACGGTCACATCAGTCAGTTTTACTGGCGGTATTATTACGGTTGCCACTGCTACAACGACTCCAGCGTTCACAGTTGCTGGGACAAGTGGTGGAATACCTTACTTTACAAGCACAAGCACTTGGGCGACATCTGCGCTGTTGGCGGCAAACGCTTTAATGATTGGTGGCGGTGCTGGAGTTGCTCCAAGCACTACGACTACTGGGACAGGCGTTGTAACGGCTCTAGGAGTCAACGTAGGCTCTGCTGGCGCTTTTGTGACGTTCAATGGCGCGTTAGGTACACCAAGCAGTGGAACGGTAACTAACCTAACAGGCACTGCATCGATTAACATTAACGGAACTGTTGGTGCTACAACACCTACGACGGGCGCATTTACTACTGTAGCCGCAACAACGGTAACCGCAACAACTGGCATCTTCGGAGGAACATTCTAATGGCACAAGCAGGCTACACGCCCATATCTCTCTACTACAGCACCACTGCGGCGGCAACACCGTCTGCTGGAAATCTTGTTGCTGGCGAGTTGGCACTCAACACAGTTGATGAAAAGCTGTACTTCAAGAACAGCGCAGGTACGGTCAAGTTGTTGGCATCAAACGCCACCTCTGCTCCAGTGCTTTCGTTCTCAGCAGGTACAACAGGTTTCACGCCAAGCACAGCCACAAGTGGAGCAATCACGCTTGCTGGTACTCTTGCTACCACTAACGGCGGCACAGGGCTTACATCATTCACATCAGGCGGTGTGGTTTACGCATCTAGTTCTAGTGCATTGGCTACTGGCTCTGCGCTAGTCTTTGATGGGACTAACTTAGGGATTGGTTCAACTTCGCCTGTATCACCTTTAACAATAAATGGAAATGACCCTCTCATTACATTAAAAAATGCAGGGACTAATCGTTGGCAATTTGGTTTTGAAAATACATCATCAAACAGATTTGTTTTTTACGACAATACTGCCGCCGCCTATCGTTTAATCATTGATTCGTCAGGCAATCTAGGCTTGGGAGTTACTCCGAGTGCTTGGAGTGGATTTTCAGGAAAACCTTTACAACTTAGTTATGGTTCATTGTTTACAGACAGCCCATCTACTATTGGATTGGTAGGAAACGCATACTATAACGGTGGTTGGAAATATTACGGAACAGGTCTTGCCTCAATTTATCAACAGGCTACTGGGGCGCATTTTTGGTACACAGCCGCATCAGGCACAGCAGGAAACGCTGTCTCCTTTACCCAAGTATTTGGCATTAACGCAAGCGGCGCATTTGGCGTAGGTTCAACCCCATCCTACGGCACAAGCGGTCAGGTGCTGACCTCTGGCGGTTCTGCGGCGGCTCCAACATGGACAACAGTTGCCGCTGGCTCTGCCGCTACGCCTACTGCATTGGGTACTGTGTATGCAAGTACAACATCCACTAGCACTGACATTGTGGCGTTTGGTTATCAAGCGGGTAATTCAAGCACAGGCTCATACAGTACGGCTATTGGTTATCAAACCATGCTTACAAATAGCGGGGCTTACAACACGGCAATTGGTTATCAGTCTTTGCAAAATCCTACTGGCGGTCGCAATGTGGCTATCGGTCGCACAGTTTTGCAAGTAAACACATCTGGCAACTTCAATGTCGGTATTGGCGGTGCAAACACTTTAGGTTCAAACACTACTGGCGCAAACAATGTTGCCGTTGGCGATTCAGCATTAGTTGGAAATACAACTGGCGGCTCTAATGTCGCAATAGGTGTATCAGCACTGCAAGCCAACACCACAACCTCTAGCAGTACCGCTATAGGCTATCAAGCACTTTATTCAACTGTTGCTAATTCCAGTGGCTTAACAGCAATTGGATATCAAGCGGGTCTAAATTTGACTGCCGCAGATACATTTGGTGCTTCCATGTTTATTGGTTTTTGGGCAGGAAAAACTACATCAACTGGAACAGATAACCACTTTATTGGAACTCAATCAGGTCAGTTAAATACCTCTGGAAGTTTTAACACTGGTGTTGGTTTAGCGACTTTGCAACTCAATACAACAGGTAGTGGTAATTACGCTTCAGGGTATCAAGCGTTGCGCTCTAACACCACGGCATCTAGTAACACTGCGGTTGGTCGTGAAGCCCTTTATTCAAACACCACTGGGTCACCAAACCTAGCCATCGGTTATAGAGCGTTGTACAGCAATACGACTGCTTCTTACAACATTGGAATCGGCTCTCAAGCGGGTTATACCCTCACCACTGGCGGTGGGTATGGCGGTCAAGATAATGTGTTTATTGGTGCTGACTCAGGCTATGCAAGCAATTCATCCGCATGGGGAAATATTGGAATTGGCGTTCAAACATTGCTAAACAATACATCAGGCGCAGGTAATGTTGCCATTGGTGGTCGCTTAACGCCTTATGGTGAAAATGCCCCGTTGCAAACGAACACAACGGGAAGTCACAACATAGCAATTGGTGGTTTCAGTGTTATGGCGAGTAACACAACGGGTCAATATAATGTGGCTCTTTCCCCTAACGCTTTAAGAGGAAACACCACGGGCGAATACAACATTGCAATTGGAAGTCAGGCACTTAGAAATAATACTACTAGTAGTGGCAGTGTAGCCATTGGTAATGGTGCATTATTAACTAACACAGCCGCTAATCAAATTGCTATTGGAAATTCCGCAGGATACTACAACACAACGGGTGATAACAGTACATTTGTTGGTGCTAGTGCTGGCACATCTAACACAACAGGATCAGCAAATACTTTTATGGGTTACCTTGCTGGAAATGCTTGTACAACGGGAAATAGAAACACTTGTGTGGGTTTCCGTGCTGGTCAATGGACAAACGGTATAACAACAGGAAGCACAAACACTTACATTGGTTCTTATGCGTACCCTTCTGGCGTAGCGGTTACTAAAGAAGTTGTGATTGGCGAAGACAACATAGGCAAAGGCTCAAGCACCTTTTTTGCGGGAGGTGGTTCGGCTTACAATTTTAACAACACCACTACTTGGTCTACCACTTCTGATCAACGCCTTAAAAAGAACATTGTTGATAACAATGATGGCTTAGACAAAATCAACGCAATTCGGGTTCGTAACTTTGAGTATCGTTTGCCCAACGAAGTAGATGCTGAACTTAAGCCTACAGATGCAATTCAAAAAACTGGCGTTCAATTAGGTGTTATTGCTCAAGAACTGCAAGTTGTTTTGCCTGAGTGCGTAAAGACAGAATCTACAGGTGTTATGTCTGTTGATACAGATAACCTAATCTGGTACGCAATTAACGCAATCAAAGAACTCAAAGCGCAAAATGATTCACTCAAGGCACGTTTGGATGCCGCTAATCTTTAAACTGAAAGGTAAATTATGATTGATGATACTCAAACCCCAGAGCAAATTGCCAAGCAATACAGCGCGGCTATGGACTCAGTAAATCTGATCAATGGAGGCAAGCCAGAAAGCATGACTGATGCTGAATGGGCAGACTGTTTAACTCGTAACAAAGAACATTTAAAGATCATGGTGGCTAAAGACTTCTGGACAACAGAAGACCTGACACCCCTACAGACTGCATCAGAATAACGGGAAGCCACCACCCGATCTTGGTGGCACATTAAAGGAAATACTATGGGCGAGAAAAAAACAACCCCCGTAACTATTGACGGTATCGAGTACAAGTTTGAAGACATGAGCCAGCAACAACAAATGTTGCTCAATCATGTTGCCGACTTGGATCGTAAATTGGACTCAGCACGATTCAATGTGGATCAGTTGCAAGTTGGCAGAGATGCCTTCTTTAGAATGCTGAAAGATGCATTAGAAGCCAAGCCTGAAGAGGCTGTGACTGACGTAACAGTGAACTAAAAAAGAGCCACCTTCGGGTGGCTTCTTCAAGGAATTTTATGGCGGACGTACACGAATTAGCATCAGAAACGGACAAGCGATTGAGTGTCCATGAGGCTATCTGCGCCCAGCGTTATGAGAATATTCAGAATCGCTTTGACGATGGTTCTAAGCGCATGACAAAGATTGAGTACCTCTTGTATGGGGTGATCGTTTGTGTGCTGTTTGGCCCCGGCGTGGCTGGCGAACTTATTAAAAAGGTGCTTGGACTATGAGTGAAGAAAAGATACAGGCTATGGAAAGTAAAGGACAACTTATTGAGAAGATCACATTTGCTCTTCTGCCTCTTCTTTTCTCTTGCGTCGTCTATTTGATGAGCGCCTTGTCAAACTTGGCACATGAGGTGACTATTCTAAATAGCAAAATCAGTTTGGTGGTCACCTCAGACAACAAGCAGGCATCTAACACTGGCGCTGAACTGGCGCGTGAAAAACTTCGCCAAGACCTTGAAAAAGAGATTCAACGCAACCGCGACCAGATTGCAGAGAATCGAATGCACATTGCCATTTTGGAAGAAAAGGTTCCTGTGTCCAAATCAATTAAAACTGTAACTGGGAAAGACTGACATGATTCCAATTGTTGCATCCCTCCTTGGTACATTGGCTCAGAACGGTCTGGGTCTTTTGTCATCTGCAATTCAAGCCAAAGGCAAAGAAGTTGTTGAGAACGCTTTGGGCGTGAAGATTTCCGACAACCCATCTGATGCTGAAGTTGCCAAGTTGCGCCAACTGCAATACGACCACGAGGAGCGACTGCTTGAGTTAGGCATTGAGAAGGCTCGTATTGAGCAAGAAGAGTTGACGGCGCTACTGAAAGCACAAGCCAACCAAGAGGACAACGTCAGCAAGCGTTGGCAGGCTGATATGTCCTCCGACTCGTGGTTGTCGAAGAATGTGCGCCCCGGCACGCTGGTGTACCTCCTGACTGCCTATTTGATATTTGCCCTGCTTGACGGCTATGGGTACAAGATAAGTGAGTCCTACGTCAACCTGCTGGGCCAGTGGGGGATGCTTGTGATGACGGCTTACTTCGGTGGACGTACCGTCGAGAAAGTCATGGAAATGCGCAGAAAGGACAAAGAATGAGCCTTAGTGACGAACAAGCCGCGTTCCTTCTGGATGCCTGCGCACTTATCAAATACGCCACAGAACAAGGTTTTAAAGTCACTGGCGGGGAATTAGCCCGTACACCTGAACAGCAAGCCATCTACGTCAAGACGGGACGCTCCAAGACCCTTAACTCTATCCACCTTAAACGCTGTGCCATCGACTTGAACTTCTTCAAGGATGGGCAGATAATATGGGACAAGGGCATCCTTGCGCCGCTGGGTGCTTATTGGGAAACTTTGCACCCTAAAAACCGTTGGGGCGGTAACTTTAAATCATTGGTGGACTGTCCACATTTTGAACGAAACGTGGGGTAAATATGGCAACCGCATCCGTAATGACCTACACATCGCTAGTTGAGAACATCCAGTCCTACTTGGAGAGAGATGACACGGCTACCGTCGATAAAATACCGCTTTTTATTATGTTGGCAGAGCAAATCATTGCCAGCCAGATCAAGTTTTTGGGTAACTTGACAGTCAACACAAGCACCATGACCGCAAGTACGTCAATTATTGACAAGCCTGCAAGGTGGCACAAAACAGTTTCTATGAACATAACGGTAGATGATGAGCGTCAACCAGTCCTTTTGCGTAAGTACGAGTACCTGCGCGAGTATTGGCCTAACGCAAACTCTACGGGAACGCCTGAGTTTTACAGTGATTACGACTACACGCATTGGCTTGTAGCCCCAACACCTGATGCCGCTTACACGTTTGAAGTCTTGTACTACGAGCGCATTCAACCCTTGGATTCTTCCAATCAAACCAATTGGTTCACCATCTACGCGCCCCAAGCGTTGCTTTATGGGTCTTTGTTGCAGGCTATGCCATTCCTCAAAAATGATGATCGAATGACTATGTGGAAGGCAAACTATGACCAAATCATGCAAACCTTAATGGCTGAGGACAAGTTGCGTATTGCTGATCGTCAAGCCGTAGTAATGGACAGTTAAGGATAAATTATGAGTTACAACAGCCCCTTCACGGGTAACGTCATCCAACCAACGGATGTTTCATACCGCGCCATAACCATTACAAATACAACGCTCCAGTTGGAATGGCCTATCAACGGTACGACTACTGATGATGCCGCCGCTCGTATTATGGAGGTAGCAACTACTGGGGTTTCAGAGTTGTGGATGCCTCCTGCTAATCAGTCTTCGGTAGGTAACGATGCGTTGATTCGTAACACTGGCGGTGAAGACTTTGATGTCATGGATTACGACGGTCAAAATGTTATTGTTACCGTGCTGGTAGGTGAGGCTCAATACATTTACATCACTGACAATCCTGATGAGCAAGGCACATGGGGCATCATTGCCTATGGTATTGGTTCTTCTGGTCAAGATGCGGCAACCCTTGCAGGGTATGGTCTTTTGGCTATTGGTCAGACGTTGAATCAGAGCCAACCTGTTACGACGTTTTCTTCTAACTACACAGCGTTAGCTACTGATCGTTCTAGCACTTATGTGTGGACTGGTGGTGCAGGAACTTTGACTCTGACCCTTGCGTCAACATTGGCTGACAATTGGTTTATGTTCTTGCGCAACAGCGGAACAGGTGCTTTGACTGTTGCAGGTTCTGGTGGAAATACCATCAATGGTTCTACTTCCATCATTCTTCAGCCAACAGATTCCTGCATTATTGTGTGCAGTGGAACGACTTTTTACACCGTAGGTCTTGGTAAATCAACGCAGTTTGCGTTTACCCAATTATCTAAAGCTGTTTTGTCTGGAACCTACACCCTAACCGCTTCAGAGGCGTCTAACGTCATTCAGAAGTACACAGGTGCATTAACAGGAAACGTAACAATTGTGGTGCCTGCTACGGTTCAGGTGTACTACATCGTAAATGAAACAACAGGTGCTTACACCGTCACAATCACAACGGGTGCTGGCGCTACGGCGGTTTTAACTACTGGTACCCAAGCCACACTAGTTTGCGACTCAGTCAATTTGTACAACGCAAACACCATCCTTGCAGGGTCGTCTTCAATCAGTTTGATTAACGGATCAGTTGGCGCACCGTCTTTAAATTTCGCATCGGAAACAACAACAGGTATCTACCGCGCCGCTTCGGGTGAATTTAATACGGCAATTCTTGGTGTTTTGAGATCAACAGTTTCTGCCTCTGGGCTTGCAATTGTTGGGACTGGAACCTTTAGTGGTGGTGTGCTTGGAGGCACATTTTGACCAAAAAAGTTTTTACATTAGATACCCAGCCCGGCGTTCAGCGGGACGGAACTGTATTCGATGCAAACTGTTACAACGACGGTCGATGGGTTCGTTTTCAACGAGGTCGTCCTCGTAAAATAGGTGGTTATAGGGCTATCGTTCAAAATGCACATGGGTACTCTCGCGGCATTTATGTCAACTCTGTTGACGGAAACAATCAGGTTTTTAATGGCTACGATGATGGTTTGGAAGTTGTCAACATTGATAACGACGGTATTGGGTCAGGGATAAACCAGTTCACGTTCACAGGCCCACTCTTAACGCTTAACACGCTTGTTGGTGGTTCTGGTTATGTAAACGCCACCTACACGGCTGTTCCTTTAACTGGTGGATCAGGAACAGGTGCAAAGGCTACTGTTGTAGTTTCTGGCGGAGCCGTTACCTCTGTGACCATAACGACTATCGGTAATGATTACGTTGTTGGGAATACTTTGAGCGCGTCAAACACCAACCTTGGTGGTAGCGGTTCTGGGTTCTCAATTAAAGTTGCAACAATTACTACTTTTACAGCAAACGATTTAAACCTATGGCAATTTGATTCAAGTTTTGACTCGCAGGGTTCTGGCAATCAATTGTTGATAGCACACGCTGGACAAAACCTTGCGCAAATTGATTCAACTGCTTTATCACCAGTTCTTGCTGGTGACATTTTTGGGCTTACGCTATCCCCCCTTGTAGACTCTTCTGGGACAGCCCCAACAGGCGACATCATTGAAGTTGCTGGTGGTGTGGTTGTACTGCACCCCTATGTTTTTGTTTATGGGGACAATGGGTTAATTAAAAATTGCGTTGCTGGTGACCCTTATGATTGGAACGGGCCTGACTCCAACGAGACCAATGTAGCCTCCACAAAAATTGTTAAGGGTCTTCCTGTGCGCGGTGGATCAAACGCACCGTCTGGTTTGTTTTGGTCGTTAGATTCTTTGATTCGCGTGTCCTACACCCCGACCACAATTACTGTTGGGGCAACATCTAGCACTTTTTATTGGCGCTATGACATCATTTCTAGCCAATCATCTATTCTTTCAAGTCAGTCTGTGATTGAGTATGACGGCATTTATTATTGGTGTGGGTCAGATAGGTTTTTGCTTTACAACGGTGTGGTTAAAGAAATTAAAAACACGTTCAACCAAAATTACTTTTTTGACAACTTAAACTACGCACAACGTCAAAAAGTTTATGCCAACAAGGTTCCTCGTTTTGGAGAAATTTGGTGGTTTTTTCCATCTGGAGACTCTGAAGAGTGCAATGATGCGGTAATTTATAACGTGCGAGAAGACATTTGGTACGACGCTGGTGAGGCATTAGGTGCAAACAGGTCGGCTGGTTATTTCTCACAAGTTTTTCATTACCCAATAAATGCAGGTACAACTAAGACCACACAAGATTTGCTTTTTTCGGCGTCTATTGCAACAACCAATAGCAGTGCCAACATTACGATTGCCCCTAATAATTTGGTTGCTGTTGGGCAATTAGTTATTTCAACTAGTTTGCCTACTAACAGTTTAATAACTGCTATTGTTGCAACCGTGGCATCTCCCACGGCGGTGTCTGGCGTGTCTGGTGCAAGCACGATTGTGGTTAGCAGTGCCACAGGCATTCTGCGCAATCAAGCTGTAACTGGAACGGGTATCGGAGTTGGAGCGGTTGTCACGGTCATTGCTGGTACAACAATTACATTGTCTGTTGTCAATAGCGCAACTGTGTCTGGTGCGCTTTCTTTTGCTGGGTTGACTTTAACGCTATCTTTGGCGGCTACAGCAACAATAATTGAGACTGCTACGTTTAACACTGTGGCTGGATTAGTTACGTTATGGCAACACGAAATAGGAACTGACGAAGTAGTGGCAAGCACTTCAAATGCCATTGAAAGTTACTTTGAAACATCGGACTTAGGTTGGGTGCAGGGCGGCCCGCCCCAGACCTCTCCAGTTGGAGATAATGTTTGGCTTCGTTTAGAGCGTGTTGAGCCTGACTTTATACAGACTGGCGAGATGACTTTTAGGGTGATTGGTCGATCCTTTGCGCAGTCTGAGGATGTTACATCCGACCCTTATACATTTGATCCAGACACTGGCAAAATTGACATGAGAGAGCAACGACGCGAAATTCGATTGTTTTTCAAAAGCAATGTACAGGGCGGTAACTACCAAATGGGTAAAGTTTTACTTAGCGCCACCGTTGGTGATGTGAGACCATAATGCTTGCAGTTGTCTACGACCCTCGTTACCACACCTTTGACTCATGGGCGTCAATCATGTGTGAGGCGTATGCTGGGCAACAGTTGTCAATTCCAAATGCACAAACCGATTGGAAGCAGTGGGCAACGGGTTTGAAGGCAATTGATGTGTTTACAAATGAAGGCATACCTAGCCCTGACATCTACGATGATTGGCACGATTGGGCGGCGGCTCTAGTCGGTGCTGTTAACCAGAGGGTTAAATAATATGCGAGGCGGATACGATTACGAAGAGTCCTATGAGGACACCGCACCTGAAGAGGTAGCGCCTACGGCCCTTGCAACGCCCTCTGACGACCAAATTCTTGCCTTTGTTCAAGCCAACATTGATAACCCTGCGTTGATTGCTGAGACAGCGGCGCAGTACGGTGTTTCTGTTGCTGACTTGTCCCGCGTTACTGGCTATGGAGAAGACGCTGTTGTTAGTTATTTTCAACAAGCTGATGTTGCCCCCCCTGCATATACGCCTCCACCTACTGGCGGTCTTAATGCTGTAGCTGAGACAACTACTCCTCCACCACCTCCTCCAGAAAGAGTTGAAGAGCCGCCTCCACGTCCAGAGATTTACGAGCCTCCTCCAGACCCAGAGGAACCTATCTACGAGCCACCTCGTCCACCAGAAAAGCCTGTCTACGAGCCTCCACGTCCGCCTGTGATTGTTGAGCGTCCAGAGCCGCCTCCACCTCCAGTGGATGTTAGACCCCCTCCACCTCCTCCTATAAGGGAGATTGAAGAACGTCCTCCAGAGAAGCCTGTGGTTGAGCCTCCTCGCCCTCCAAAAGAGATTGTGGAGCGTCCAGAGCCACCTCCACCACCACCTCCTGTGGAGATAAAGCCTCCTCCAATTGAGGAAAAACCTGTTGTGGAGCCACCTTCGACACCGCCACCTTCTGTTGAAAAACCTGTGGTTTTGCCAACAGTTACTGATTACCAAGGCAATCAGTATGACGGTGCTCAGTTATTAACGCTGGCTCAACAAATTGCACAAAACGCAGGCTCCATGACTGGCGGTGCATTTCAAACTAAAGGTCAGAATATTGGTTTTGCCGCCAGTGAAGCAAATACTCTATTAGGTAGGACAGCTACAGCATCCGAGCAGGTGCTCTTGGATATGGCGCGTCAACTGATTCAAACTGGCGTAACTGATTTGAGTCAGTTAAAAACCCAAGACATTACAAGTAGCGGTGTTAGTGTTCAAATTGACCCTGAGACAAATCAATACTACGCGCTTATTCCAAGTGGAGATGGCGAAACATCTACTCGCAAAGAATTAACTCCTGATCAAGTTGCCAAGATTAAAACCGAGGAAATTTATTTAGGTGGTGATAACGGCACACAAATCCAAAGAACAATTGATGACTTAGTTACAGGCAAAGGCTTGTTTGCTAATGGCAAGTTGTTGACACAACAAGATGCTGTAGATAACCCTATTGCATACACGATTGGTGCTACCTACACAGGTGGTGGTGGTACTAGTTATGACTTGAAGTTTGATCCTAAGACTGGCAAGTCGGTAGTTTCTGCAAATGGTTTTACAACCAGTGACGCAGACTCAATCATGCCAATCATTATGGTTGCGTCAAACTTCTTGTTGCCCGGCGTTGGCTCCATGCTTGCCAGCACACTTGCTGAGGCTGGTATGAGTGAGATTGTGTCTCAGGTTGTTTCAAAGGCTGTCATCAATGGCGTGACAAGCGGCATCATGGCTGAAGCCTCTGGCGGACAATTTGGGGATGGATTTTTAAAGGGTGCCGTTACTGGTGCTATCTCTGCTGGTGTTGCTCCAATGATCTCTACGGCATTGCCGTCAGACCTTTCGCCTGCTATGTCCACTGCTTTAACCAAAGCAGGCACAGCGGCTATAACGGCTCTAGCAACTGGCAAAGATGTCGGTACTGCTGTTGGTACTCAGTTGCTTAATTCTGTTGTTGGCACAGGTCTTTCATCTGTTACTGGTGAGATGGGACTTTCAACTGCTGATGCAAAATTGTTGAACTCTGTTTTAACTCCAGTCATAACTCAATTGGTTACAAATGGCAATGTCAACGATGCAACCATAATGAATGCTGTGTTGTTGGCTGGCTCTACCGTGCTTGCTAATACGGGTTCTATTACTAATACTACGGATGTAACCACTGGTGACGACACTAGCGGTGGCGGATTAAACTTGCTTGCACGAGATGCGGCTAGTACGCTTGGGACTGGTTTGGCAACAGCATCAACAGTAAATGGATTAGTGAGTAAAGCAACATCTTTAACCCAACCAGTAACCAAAGTTAACAAGACTAAAGCCAGTTTGGTTGGCGCTCTGACAACAACAGGTAAGCCAACAACCAAGGTAGCGGCTGTAAAGCCTGCGGCGTTAAGTACACTTAATGCGGCTAAAACAACAAGTTCAGCAGTAAAACCCGCCGCTCTTGGTGCATTGAATACAGCTAAGAAAACCCTGACTGCACAGCAAATTTCTCAATTGAAAGCAAACAAGCCAGCGGCACAAGTTAATGTGGCAAACTTGACACCAATTAAAAAAGCTACACCGCCGCAAAAAGTGGACGTTAAAACCTTGATACCTGTAAAAACGGCACAGTTGCCAGCAGGCTTGAATACGAAGAAAATGGGGTAAATTATGGCAAGAACAGTACGCAACCCTTTGGAATTAAGAACGCCCGTCCGAACAATTAGTTCGGTCATGCGTAATGCACCCCGTCAACAATTCAGACCTACTGAATTAGATTTTGGCGATGGTTTTGGTCGTTCGGATCGAGGTGACCGAGGCGGTCGCGGTGGCATGGGAGTTCGCGGTGATCGCGGCGGTCAAGATGATTTTGGCAATTTAACCTCTGTTACTCGCGCACCCCGTGAAACAATTGCTGGTGGTTCTCCTGTATCTGGAGGCGTAACAACCCCAACTTCTCGTGGAACAACTACAGGTGCTCCAGTAGCGCGTGTGCAAACAGGTGCAAGCAGAGCACCACAGGGTCTAGCTAAACCTGCTGTTACTTCGACACTTAAGGCACCCACTTCTCAGGCTGGCGCTAAACCACCCGTGGCAAAACCTGTAACGGCTAAAGCAACCACACTCAAGCCAACAACAGCCAAAACGCCTGTTACTGCAAAGACTGCGGCTAAAGCACCAGTTACTGCTAAAACAGCGGCTAAGGCTCCTGCGGTGGCTAAACCCGCCGTTACGTCCAAGTTAACTACGCCTGCCAAAACACCTGTTGCCGCTAAGACAACAACTACAAAAGCTCCTATTGCGGCTAAGACTACTACGCCAGTTGCCAAAACTCCAGTTATAAAAACTCCAGCAGTTAGCCCAGTTAAACCAACAACGCCAACTACTAAGCCAACAAGCAGTTTGACTAGCGCATTAAAAACTGCGGCTATTGGTGCGGGTACAGCCGCGCTGGTTAACAAGTTAATTGGTAAGACTCCAACAACCACAACAACAAAACCAACAACAACAACAAAACCAACTGGAATTCCAACAACAACCACAACAAAGCCTACTGGGATTTCCACCACAACAAAACCTACGGGCATTCCAACATCGGTTTTAAAACCACCCGTTGCAAAGCCAACATCTACAGCGACTAAAGCGGCAACAGCCGCCGCCGCTACAAAAGCCGCGACTTCTACAAAAGCCACTGGTGCCACAGGCGCAACTGGTACTTTGACAGAAGAGCAGATTCAAGATGAGTTGGATAAAGCTAAAGCATTAGAAGAGGGCAATGTTGTCCCTGAAGGCGCTGTAACCAATGAAGATGGTTCTTACTCAGTTACTGAGGATGGCATGGTTACAACCTATGACAAGGATGGAAACATCATTGGCATGGAGGCGGCTGAGGACACTACAACTGGCGTAGACACCACAACTGGTGCAGACACAACACTGACCACTGGTGCAGACACTTCTACCATGACAGACCTTGGTGAAGGTTACTTTGCTGATGCCGATGGAAACGTCTATGGCGCTGATGGCAACTTGATGTACACCGTCGGTGCAGATGGTGAGTATGTTGATGCAAATGCTACTGGCGTTGATACAACTACTGCTGATGCAACAACTTGGACAGACCCTGACACTGGATTAACTTGGAATCAAGGTGCGGATGGTGAATGGTCTCAAGAGGGTATTAGCACTGAAGACGTAAACTCTTGGACTGACCCAGATACAGGGATGACTTGGAATTTAGGAGCCGATGGCGAGTGGTCTCAAGAGGGTTTAGGTTCTGCTGAGGAAGTCACTTCGTGGACTGATCCTGATACTGGTGAAACATGGAACCTCGGTGCTGATGGTGAATGGAACCAAGAAGGTGGTGACGACACGTTGGTTGACGACACATTGGTTGATGATGGATCAGTTGACGACACATTAGTTGCTGACGATGAATACGTCGATGACGGTTCAGATTATGAAGAAGCCAAGGGCGGCTCAATTGTTAAAAAGTACAAACGTAATGCACGTCGCTTTGAAGATGGTGGCGAAGTTTATATGCCCGATGGAGCGGAAGACAACAACGACGGCACATTTACATTGGACAACACCGTTTATGACATGATGTCAGGTAATCCGCTGTACACAATGAATGTTGACGGCGAGATTATGAGTGTTGAGCCGTCTGCCAATTCTGGTTATGAAGACAATGGGGATGGTACATATACCCTTGAGGGCATTACCTACGATATGCAGACGGATATGCCTCTGTACAAAGAAAATGCAGATGGCGGAGTTGATTTAGCCACCGACAACAATGATGGTACATATACGATTGGCAATCAGACCTACGATATGCAAACCAATGAACCGCTGTACACAACAGACGCAGACGGAAACATCGCTGTTGGTGCAATTACATCTTCTGGTTCTGGAAACAAACCAAGTTTCTTAGCGCAACAATCAGATCGCGATGAGTCTGTTTCTGGTCGATATGATCAACCATACCAAAACCAAACTGGCATTTTGGATTCTTTGTTAAACGCCGTGCGCGATAACCCCGGTCTTGCTGGCGGTGCCGTAGGTGCTTTGATTGCATCTTTGATGGATCAGGCTGGTGGCAGTGATTCTGCTGGCACAAGACAACCTGTAGACATCTCTGAGTTGACTTCATTCAATCCTCGCACCACAGACTTTGGTGCAGGTATGGTTGGCGGTCGCACAGGTACTGGTAGCCCAATCGTTTCTTATGCTGACTACTCAGAAGGCGGCGGGGATGAAATCATTGATGATCGCTTGTATTCTGATCTTGGAATATCGGGGTACTTAAGAGAACCCGATATGAATAACTACAGGGATGAAGAGGGTAACCTCACAGATCAGTCTGGAAACCTTGTTGATGAATACGGCTACTTGCTAGAAGACGGTGGCTATGAAGAAGAGCCACAAGAAGAATATATGGCTGAAGATATGGCTGAGGAAGAACCAGCAATGGCGGGTGGCGGTACAACGCACTACACGTTTGGTCGCGTGATGAACCCTGCTGAAAATCTTGGCTTGGGTCAAGGTATGAAAAAGGGTGGTCTATCACAGGCGCACACTGTTCACAGCCATCAAACCAACCCAGTGGTAAATAATCGTGTGGACTTCCGTAAGGGTTCTGCTGTTAACGGTGCAGGCGATGGTCAATCTGACGACATCCCAGCATGGTTAGCTGACGGTGAATACGTTATGGATGCCGAATTGGTTTCCATGTTAGGTAACGGTTCAAACAAAGCTGGTGCCAAAGTTCTTGATAAATTCCGAGAAGATATTCGCGCTCACAAAAGAAGCGCCCCGCTTGGTAAAATACCACCAAAGGCTAAATCACCTTTGAACTATCTGAAGGAGTCTATGAATGGCTGATCTATTCCAAGGCGCGGCACTGCCTGACGTAACCACAACGACGCAGTCGCAAGATGTTGCACCAGAGTTTTACACTGACTACCTACAAGACATTGCCAACTTAGGTCAAAGCGCTGTCCAACAGGGCGGTGTGGCAGGCTTTAGCCCGTTGCAACAGCAAGCCCTCCAGATGGCTCCCAACATGGCTTTTGCTGGGACTGGCACATTAGGTCAAGCCAGCCAGATGTTGACGGGTGCAGGCGGTACAGCCGCTCCTGAGATTGTTGGCGGGTACATGAACCCCTATCAAGACTATGTAGTCGATGAGATGGGTCGCTTGACACAACGCAACGTACAAGAAAACGTGCTTCCAGCATTGGGTGCGGCGGCGGCTGGTACTGGTCAGTTTGGTTCACGTCGCCAACAGCAAGTCACTGGAAACACGCTTAGAGACATTCAGAACGATTTATTGGGCAGACAGTACCAAGCCCTCAGCGGTGGTTACGACAAGGCTACAACAGCCGCTCAAGCCGATCTACAGCGCCAATTGCAGGCTGGTCAAGGTCTTACCAGTTTAGGTCAAGAGCAGTTTCAAACAGGAACTGGTGGATTGACTGCGCTGTATAACATGGGTGCCAACGAGCAGAAGTTAGGTCAAGCCGCATTGGATTACCCAATGATTCAGGCTCAAAACTACGCTAAATTGCTGGCTGGTCAAAACATCCCCCAAGGGTCAATCAAACAAACCGTGGCACCCGGCGCTCAGGGGCAGTTTGGCATTAGCCCATTGGCTCAAATTGGTTCTTTGGGTTCTATCTTGTATTCTTTGTATAACGGTGATCAAAATGCCGCCGCTACAACCGCAGTGCAAGCTGGTCAACCAGTTCCTGTTAAAAGGGCGGCAACTGGCGGTGCTGTAATGATGGCGGATGGTGGCGGTCTACAAGACGTTATGCCAAACAGCGCGGCATACCACGATGGTCAGGGTAATTATTACGACGAACACGGCTATTTGGTGGGGTAAAGAATGATTGCACAACAACCACAGGGCGGCTTGGGTCAAGTCTCCCAGCCTCCACAGGCTAAACCCGCCGCTTTACCGCAGGGAAAACCTGCGCAAAAAACAGATCAATCTGCTGATGCAGATCGAATTGCCGCTGAACAAATAACATCTCAGGACGAGCCGTTTGATGTCAACAGAGAGATTACGAACCTGAACAAGGGTCGTATGCAGTTGGATGCGCAAATTCAAAAGATGCAGGAGTCTTTAACCAAGCGCCAGACATTGCCGTATGACCCACGTTTTATGGCGCTAGGTATTGGTTTGGGTTCTCCTACAAAGACTGGTCAATTTACTGAGTCTCTTAGCCAAGGCATGGGAAAGTTCCATGAAGCTACACTGGGTGAGAACGAGCGCCAGCAAGCTACGGATACGCAAAACCTTGACCTCTTAATGAAGCAACAACAGTTGCGTCAGAAGTTGGCTGGTTCTGCAATGCTCCAAAACTTGGGTGGCCCACAACCAGCGCCCATGCCATCACAAGGCGGTGCTCCGCTGGGTGGATTAGCCGTGCCTGCTAATGGCGGTACTCCTGACCTGTCAGCTATTCGTGCTGGTGCTCCTCCAATGGGTGGAATGCCTACGAGTCGCCCCGGTCTTCCAACGACCGTCACAGGCTTTGCACCAATTGGTCGCAGAGAACTTGTTGCTGGTCAACAGATCGGCGATCCAGACACAGAGAAGTTTTTGTTCAATCTTCAAAAAGCGGAAGTCGAACAAAAGAAAGCGGCAGATGCTGGCTTTACTGAAGTTACGATTCCAACAACAGATAAAAAAATTAGGGTTCGCACTGAAGTTGCGGACAAGTTTGATATTGTTGCAAAGCAAGCCGCACAAACAGGGGACGAACAACTTCTCATTCGTTTTATGGTTGAGAACAATATGATTCCTGCTATTGGAAGAAAAGTAAACGCGCAGGGTCAAGTCGAGTACAACAAACCACAAACTGCACAAGAGGAAGCCGCAAGCAAAGTTGGGATGGAAGAAACCCAACGTGAACGTGCAAAGGCTTCTGAACTTGAGGCTGGTGCTGTTTTGCAAAGAGGTCGTAACGCTCAGTACATAGAATCATTGGCTACTGATGTTCTTAGTTTGACGGATACCAACAAGAGAGCATTTGAATTGATGCAGAACGCATCAGTTCGCGATTCTTTGTTCCGTGCTATTGAGCAAGGTGCATCAGCATCGGTCGGCCCTGTCGCAGTGTCGTTTAATTTGCCTATTCGTATTGCATTGCAGGGAAACAAAGAGTATCAGTTGACCAAAGACGACATTACCGCTTTGCAGTTGTTCCAACAAAAGCAGTCTGCAATTACGGCAGAGATGCGCAAGATGGCAAGAAGCCCCGGCGAGGGCGCGACCGACAGAGCCGAAGGTCAGTTGTACGCCGCTATTGGTTTACTGCCAAGCGACTCAGCCAAGGCTCTGGCGCTCAAGTCTGAAGCAATGATTCAATACGCTCGTTATAACGCACGCGCCGCAGAGTTGTTGTCTAAATTCCAAGAAGAGAATCCAAACAAATCTTATACATACTTCTACCATAACGACCCACAGTTCAAAGAACTTCAAAAGAACTATATCTCTACGCTCAATCAGATGCGTGATAAAAATGCGGACACTTTACGGACATCGCCAAAGGTTCCTGCGGCGTCTGCCACACCTGCGGGACAGTCTGGTGGTGAGCGCAAACCACCAAAGGGTTGGAAGAAAATGCCAGACGGTTCTTTTGAGAAAGAATAACCATGCCAACAGTTGCTGAGTTCAACAATAACCCCGGCAATATCAAGCCCCCACCCGGCATGACCTACAAGGGTCAAATCGGCATTGATGACCGAGGTTTTGCTATTTTTCAAAATGCCGCTGACGGTCGCAATGCGCTAATCCATGACATACAAGTCAAGCAAAAGAACGGGATTAACACCCCTCAATCTTTTATTGACAGGTACGCTCCAGCGGGCGCAGAAAATCCAGAAGAAGGTCGTGACAACTACAAAGTTGGAATGGCTGGACATCTTGGCTTAAAAAGCACAAAAGACCCTTTCCCAGAAGGTTCAGCAGAAAAGATTGCTGACTTTATTACGTCGTTTGAAAGCGGAAAGCAAGCAGGGCAAACGGAGCAACAAGCTAACCCTAACAACCCATTTGCAGGCGGTGTACCCCTTGCAGATAAAGCGCGTGAGGCTTCAACAACTGAAGGCACAACAAATACTACGCCAACGGCTCAAGACTTTGTAAACCCAGCAGTGGTGGCGGGTGCTGGCGCTTTAGTTTCTGGGGTAGGTCAACTTGGTTCTCAGCCAGAGTATTTTGGCACCCCTCCCGATATAAACGAAATTAAAGAGTCCGCAAGAAGCAAAATTACTGCTTTAGAAGAGTCTGGCAATAAAACAATTGCCGCTTTACAGGAAGCGGAAGATAAGGCTCTTAGACGGCATCAAATTGCGGCTGACCGTTTGCAAACGCGAATGACCAACCCTTCCCCAATTGCGGGAGGTCAAACACTTGCCGAACTTGAACAAGAATTTAAAATATCTCAATATGCTCTACAAAGCGCAGATAGAGAATTAAAAGCCCGTATAGCCGAGCAAAAGGCTAAGGTGTCACCCACCCCTGCGGCGACTACACAAAACGTCCTACAGACTGGTTCTATGGCTTCTGCGACCCCTCAGATCATTACTGACCTCAATGCTCCAGTGTCACGCACGGCAACTGAGCAGATGATGCAGGGAACCATTGACCCTGAAACTGGGACAACTGGCCGCCAACGTATGAATTTTAACGAGGTCTCATCGTTTCAAAAGTTGCAACGTGAAAATCAAGAAAAAGCACTTTTAGAAGCATCAAAATCTGGTGTAGTTCCTGATTCTGGACAACGCGCAAGGTTGGCTTTTGGTATGCCCGATGCAACTCCTTCGGGAATTATTGTTCAGCCAGAGGTTGCCGCGCCGCTTAAACAGCAGGCAGAACTTGAGCAACGCATGGTTGATGACAAAGCCGCGCAAGAGCGTTTAGCCCAGCAAAATGAAATGGATCGCCTTAAAGAAGAGCGTGCATTGGCGGCACAACGTCAAAGCCAAGCGCAATCCGCTTTAACCAAAGCACAAAATGCCCAGACTACTGGTGTATCACGCGCTCAGACTGCGGCAGAAACAGCAGAAGATCGTGCGCTTGCGGCGCGACAAGATTTGGAAAGCGGAAGACAAACCGCACAACAAAACCTTAATGAAAGTGGCGCTAAGGTAAGTGCTCAAGCAAAAGCCGATATAAAAGCGGCTAAGGCGGCACCCAGTGGCGTTGGTCGATATTTGGCAAACACTGGTGTTGCAGTTGGTAAGACAGGTCTTTTGAATCCTGTTGGTCGTACAACAATAGGTGGAATTGGTGGATTGCAGGCGGCTAGAGGTATCAATGAACTAGCCAATATGCCAATCGAAGAACTTATCAAACGCTACCAAGCTGGTGAGCGCAGTCCTGAGTTGCTTGCGGCTATCCAACAAGCGGCTGGTGCTACTGCTCAAACTGGTTTTGGTGCGGCGGCTACGGTGCCAGTGGTTGGCCCTAAAACCGCAAAGATTAAAGGTGCTGGCGCTCTTGGAACATTAGGAATGGGTCTTTATGAAGGCTATAAAGCGTTCACCGAACCTAATAAAGTTACGCCATAATTGCCATTGAGGAGCAGTTGCCACTCTCCTTTTAGCCCCCCTAAAATGGGGGCTTTTTTTATGCTGAACCACCAGTGTTGTAGAGCAACAATTGGGTTTGAAAGAAACTCTCACGAGCCTCTTCAAACCCGTCGTCATAACCTTTTTCGTAAGCCTCTTGCAAGGCTTTTAGAATTTCGGTTTCTGATTGTGCAAAGCCTTCCCAACTTCTGGGTTCATCTCGCTTACGATCTGTACGCATCTTAGGTGCTCCCTCATTGCAATCGTAGGCGTTACATACAATTCAATTTTATTGGCAAACTGAATAATGTCTAATTCCTCTGCATAGATTGCGTTTGGCAATTTATCGTCGCAGTAAAAATAAACTTGTTTGATTTCTTCTTCACTTAACATTGATACCTCATTGATGTTGATTTTTAAGTTGCCAGAAAGATAGCAGGTGCATAAACATATCGAACCCGCGACTCAAGTCCTCGGCTGACCATTCTTTGACGACGACCAGCCCCTCTACGTTGCGGGACACAAACACATTCGCACACCGTGCATGGGGAATGCCTAAACCAACTCGATATGCAGAGAGTTGCATAAGGTGTTCGTCATAGGCGTCGACCTTTGCGGGGTCGGTAAACTCTTTAGTTTTAATGTCAATGACGGCGTTAAGGGTGCCAGCGCAAAATAGATCGCACTTACCTCCAAAACCCGCCTCGTGTGCAAATGATCTTTCGGAAATCCAAACGGCTTCTCCAAAGTGCTCAGTGATTGCTTTGACACAGGCTGTAACACTCTCTTGGTGTCTTCCTGTAGGGGTATCTTCATAATGTCCTTGAATCGATGCATGGATAGCAGTTCCCGCATCCGCCGCAGAACGACCCTGTTCTTTGGAATCGTTGATGATTCGGTCGATGTATTCCTTTTCAGGCTCGTCTGGGCGGCGGGGAAGGGTTAGCGCGGCAAACAGAACTTGTTGTTGCATCCAAGCCAGCAAAGCGGGTTTAGCGGCGACATTGAGCACCGTCGTGACCGAGGGTACCAAGTTCATCTTGCGTGCGTCACGCAGGGTTGTATTGCGTTGACCGCCCTTAGCGGCTTCAACGGTGTATTGTGGAGCACCCTCGCGGGTGTACCAATGGTTAGACTCACTAGCCCGTGGTGTTGATACTGTTAGCGTCATTGACAATCTTCCGTTCTAAAAGGGAATGTCAGAATCTATGTCATCAAAACCAGAACTTGGTGCTTGCTTTGGTGTGGGCAGTATTTTCTTGTTCCACTCAGGAGTAGATTGAATCTTCTCTTTAATTTTGTTTCCAAAGGTCTCAAACAATGCCATGTCTGGATTCTCTAAATCAAAAATCTTCAACTCGTTATGACCCTCTGGCAAACCAGCTTTTTTGATCTGTGAGGACACTGGGTTGATGCTAGAGATGTTGGTGTACTCGTTGCCGTCGTTACCCTGCTCTTTGACAACAGACAACATAGCCCAAACACCCAATACATTTTTGAGTTGGAACCCTTTGAGTTCGTCGGCAGTAAATGCGCGTGAACGCCAGTTCTCAAGTTCTTGTCTAAGAATCGCATTCTCACCAAGGCTGGCGGTGAAGTTCTTGCTGATAGACATTGGCTCACCCTTGTCGGTCACAATTGAATTGCCATCAGCATCCTCGCTGTGAACCTCAAACTGCAACATAACTTTTGGCTGTTGCTTGGTCTGACCTTTCCAAGTGGTGGATTGCGTACCCATGTCGACAATACGATAGCACCGTGCTAGGTGCATACCAGACGGTACGGGTTTGAAGGTGGATGACCCACCAGATGCTTTCACTGTTAATCCCATTATTCGCTCCTTGAAATTGAAATGGTTTGTAGTTTCACTGTTTGCGTTTTAGGCACTCCGCATTCACTGCGGATGATGTCCCAATCAGCCCCTGTAGCAACACCCGCCTCAGCCCTTGTTAGGGCATCTTCGAGCATTTGCACTCTTTCAAGCATTGCTTGTTTGTATTCGCTGTTCATATTTGTTCGCTTTCGAGTTAAACACACCGCACTGTACCATGTTTAACTTGATCGTACAATACTACTTGCACAAATATTTTTTTGGTGTAAGATGACGTTAACTTAACAAAAGGAGTTACATGACATTAACCGAATACTTCAACGATAAACCAAGGGGTGCCAAGGTCGCGTTAGCCAAGACTCTAGGCATCAGCAAAACATGGCTATCACTCATCATCAGTGGGCGACACCTGCCTAGCCCTGAACTGGCTCGCGACATCGAAGCGAATACTGGCAGAAAAGTGAAGAGGGCTGATCTCAGACCCGACATATTTGGAAAGACAGCGAAATGATTTGGTACAAATTCCACATTGGCGATTACATCTCACACACTATGCATTTAGACGATGCCGAGGACTTGGCGTATCGACGACTGTTGGATTGGTATTACATGAGCGAGAAACCTTTGCCATTGGACGTGGCATTGGTTGCTCGCCGCATTAGGTTGGACGAGGAAGTTATTGAACCTGTTTTAAAAGAGTTTTTTGTAAAGACTGAGGAAGGCTATCGCCACCTTCGTTGTGATGTGGAAATTACCAACTACAACATTCGCGCAGAAACCTCAAGAAGAGTTGGAAAACTGGGCGGGAAAAAGAAGCAGGCACCCTCCGAGGTAACCCACGAGGTACCCTATGAGGTACCCCAGCAGGGTTCGGATGAATCGTTAGGTATTACCGAACCCTCGAAGGTACCTCGAAGCCCCCCTAAACAGAACAGAACAGATACAGAACAGAACATAACTTTAGATGCTAACGCATCTATGTCGGGAACTTCGTTCCCTCCTTGTCCCCACAAAGAGTTATTGAAACTCTATCAAAAACATTTGCCCCACCTAACGCAACCAAGGTTGTGGGAAGGCTCTAGGATGACCACCATGCGTTCAAGATGGGTTCAGGCTAGTAAACCATCAGAATACTCGCCAAAGGGCTACAACAGCCTTGTAGACGGCTTGGCGTGGTGGGATTCGTTCTTTGGCTACATCGCTGGCGACACAAGCCTTGCAAAAGGTTTCGAGACTAAAGGTAGGAATTGGCAACCAGACTTGGTTTGGATTATCAATCCAACTAACTTTGCAAAAATTATTGATGGGAAATATTCAAAATGACATTTGCTAAACCAGACAAAAAGAGCGACGACTTTGATGATGACTCCAAAAGGTACTGCTCGTACCCCGGCTGTCAAAACCTTTGGTCGGTCAGGATAGACAGGCAGTTATGCAGTCGCCATGCTTGGGGTGACAACCAACCCAAACGACCGATTCCCCAAAACTACTACGAAAAAGATACGGATTTTTGATGAACTTTTTTGATGCAAAGAAACTGCTGGATGAAGTGAAGGAGGGGATACAACACCCCCTTCACAAGATCACTCTGGCTTTACAACTAACTGGCGACTTAGACTTTGAATGAGAAGAAAGAAGGTGAAGGAGTCGATGAACATCGCCACCGTTGTCTCGTTCGATGGGTCATCGCAAAGCGCATCCAAGATCGTGCTGGTGCAATCGAGTGGCTTAACGGTTACCGTGACCACAATGGGAAGAATCACAGAGGATGGAACGACATTCATCCCAACTCTCGACTTGAGGCGGATGTTAAGGATCAATGGAACAAAGGTAACAGAGGAAATGAAGGCGAATGGAAATGATTGAAATCACACTACCTTGGCCTCCCTCGGTCAACACATACTGGCGTAACTTTGACGGTCGCATGATCATCAGCGCAAGAGGGCGCGAGTACCGTGAGACTGTTGGTGACCAGATGACATTGCAAAAGATGGTGAAGCATTTCAAGGGTCAACTCAAGGTTGAGATTGAAGCATTCAGACCAGACAAACGACGCAGGGATTTAGACAACCTGCTGAAAGCAACGCTAGACGGATTGGCTCACGCTGGCGTGTATGAGGATGATTCACAGATTGTTGACTTGCACATCTACTGGGCAAAAGACATTGGTGGAATGTTAAAAATTAAAATTGAGGAACTACTATGACCGCATATGCTTTTCGTTTTGTTAATGAAGCTGAAGAACCAACTGGTTACTACGGTTTTGCATTTGGTAAAAATAAATATGATTTGTTTTGGCAGATTGATGAACATGGCGATCCTTACAGCGTGCAAGTCAGAACCATAGACCGAGGCAGTGTTTGTTTTTTAATTGAAAACGATGAATTAACTAAACATGAAATTGAGGCTGACTACATTGAATTTGGAACTTGGAAGAGACCTAATTGGGATGCTCTTAAATTTTCTAAAACAGAGGCTAATGCATGAAAGATGAACCAAAACTAATCGACATCTTTGCGATGTTGGCTTTACACGCAATTTTGCGTAACGCTGATGAAGGTGTTTTTCCGCATGATATTGCGCGTGCATCGTATGACTTTGCAGAAGCAATGATGGAGGAAAGAGAGGAGCGTAATGCATGAAATTTGGAACATCATGTTGTTGGTGTTTACATTGACTGGCGCACTGTGTTGGTTATGCATGGCGGTGCTGATATTTTTTATTTCATTAAGCGATAAAAGGAGCGAATGATGAGCGAAGAGAGAGACCCACACAAAGCAGTTGATTACATCTTGAAACACGCCGCGCTGTTTGCAAAAGCGAAGGCAGAGCGCACCTACATCGAGCACTATCGTAAGAGTTTGAAGGGAATACTCATGAAGCGGTCAATGGAGACTGCAATCGGTGCGCAGGAACGCGAAGCCTACGCACACTCAGAAATGATTGCACTGCTAGAAGGTTTAAAGGCGGCTACCGAAATTGAGGAGCGCCTCAAATGGGACATCACAGCGGCTACTTTACGCGTGGAAATATGGCGAACAGAACAAGCGAATAACAGAGCAGAAGGGAAGGCAACATTATGAGAACAGAAGAAGACGAAGCATTCGAGGAGTTAGAGCAAGCACTTGGATGGCGTAAGCGCCAGATTGTCCAGCGTCAACTTAGCGTTGAAGAAAACATGGCTCGCAACGAGGTACTTGAAGAGATAGCCACGGTGTTTGACAAGATGAAATCCTCTGGCGATACAGCCGCATCCTTCGCGTCCTACGTCAGGGGGATGAAACAATGACCGACAAACAAAAAACTTGTCAGGTGTGCCGCCTGCGACCAGCAGACAAGCAGGTGCAAACCAGCAAGGGCGCTCCGCAGTGGCGATGCCAGACCTGCCACGACTTGAAGAATCGTGCAGGATTTACAAAGGGGAAACAATGAAAGACGACGACGACATTCAAGAATATGTTAGACCTTGGAAGGGGTTAACAGAGGATGAAGTATTTGCACTTAGCAACACAATGCCCTACGCAAATCGTTTTGAATTTGCCAAAGCCATTGAAGCCAAGCTGAAGGAGAAAAACACTTGACCACCCTCAAAGAAAAAAAACATATGAATGCGGTGGCTGAACTAGGTTGTGCCGTTTGTCGTCGCATGGGGTATGCAGGCACCCCAGCAGAACTACACCACCCAAGGCGTCTTGCAGGCGGCTGGGGACGTTCTAGCCACATGAGTGTCATACCACTATGCCCAGAGCACCACAGAGGCTCTACGGGCTTGCATGGGCTTGGCACAAAGGGTTTCCCTAAGCACTGGGGCTACACAGAGGAAGACTTGCTCAAAGATACCCTTGAACTACTGGGTGTTGCAGAAGAACAACATTAGGGTATGTCCTAATAAAATAATTGTTGACCATGTTTAATTTGGAGTTACACTTCATCCATCGACACAGCAATAACGCACAGTCGATACAGCGAATAGGAAACAGCGAAATGACTACTACCACAGCACTCAAGATCGTAGACCAACTCGGTTTGATCGAAGACCAAATTGCCGCTTTGCAAGAGCAGGCAGAAGACTTTAAGAACCAACTTAAAATTTTGGGCAAAGGTTCATACGCTGGCACTCTGTATGTGACCACCATCAAGCACACTCCAGAAAAGAAAACAACAGCATGGTCTGCTGTTGCCAAAGAGTTGAACGCTCCCGCCGACCTGATTGCCAAGCACACCAAGGTCACTTACGACATCCTCTCAGCCACCACTGAGCAATTGTCAAACTAAACCCAACGCCCCTTCGGGGGCATACAGCGAAGGAGAAAATCATGGACAGTTTTACAGCGACGGGTTTGGCAGAGGGCTTCATTGAAGCTGAGAGCGAAGAGCAAGTGATCGAGGCGTGGCAACACCTTGTTGATACTGGGTTGGCTTGGAGGCTCCAAGGCTGGTTTGGACGCACCGCCCAGCATCTCATTAACGAAGGCGTGATCAGTGGAGGTGCAGTATGAGCGCGTTTCATGTTTCTGATGACCACATCAACATCCTGCTGTCATGGGCGCGTAAGCACAACCCCATTGTGCGCGTAGATCACACCCGTTTTGACTTGACGCAATCTGAAGATTATTGGCGCGTGGGCGCGGTTTTGCGCGACGCAAACAACGCTAGTATGTATGCCCGTTACGGTGATAAGCCAGAAGACTATTTGCCCAAGACCGTATCAGTAGCGCATCTTGAGGCCATCGACATTGTGTCTGGGTGCGACTGTTTTGACTATCAGGCTTGCGAGTACAGCGGCTGGGAAAGTTCTGGTGCAAAGAATGCTATTGACCAGATTCGCAATGCGGCTTCACGCAGTATTACTGGATATGGACGCCGCTGGCAGTTGTGCTTATCAGAAGTAGAGGAGGTCGCGGCATGACCATATCGTTTGAACAGCGTAAAAGGGACTTCTGGGACTGGCATAAGGCTAATCCAAGGGTATGGGACTACTTCGAGCGATTCTCGCTTGAGGTGGTCAACAAGGGCCACAAAAAGGTTAGCCATTGGCTGATCATCAATCGCATACGGTGGGAGGTCTACCTTGAGACCACAGGGGAAGACTTCAAGATCAGCAACGACTACATCGCGTTTTATGCAAGGCTTTGGATTGCACGTCACCCAGAGCACAAAGACTTATTCACAATCAAGAGAATGATAGGGGAACCAAATGAGTGAAACAGTAATGAGCGAATACATCAAAGGTTTTGACCACGGGTGCGACTACATTGTTGCGGAGATTGAGAAATACATTAAGACCGTCAACAGCCATGACGCATTGGTGTTAGTTGACTTGGTCAAGCGACTTAAGATGGAAGACAAACCAAAATGAAATTCATTGAACTGTTTGCAGGCATAGGTGGGTTTCGCCTCGGGTTAGAGAAGGCGGGTCACGAGTGTGTGTGGGCTAATGAATTTACACCAAGGGCGGCAAGCATTTATGAACACAACTTTAAACACAAACCAGACGGACGAGACATCAGAAGAATTCATGTTGATGATGTCCCCAGCGCAGATTTACTCGTTGGAGGATTTCCATGCGCAACTTTCAGCGTTGCTGGTAGAAGAACAGGGTTTGGGACAGAAGATACACGAGGTACTCTCTTTTTTGAAATCTGCCGAATCCTATCTGGTAAGCGAATCCCATATCTATTCCTTGAGAATGTTAAGGGACTCCTCAATCACGACGGAGGAAGAACCTTTGGAGTTATCGTCGCAAGTCTGGATGAACTGGGGTATGACGTGCAATGGGAGTGTCTTAACAGCAAGAATTTCGGAGTCCCACAGAATCGGGAACGAGTCTTTATTGTCGGAAATCTTAGAGGACACCCCAGACCAAAAGTATTTCCTGTCGGAAGAAGTTATGCAGAAGATAGCGTTCAACACCGAGGTGAACAAGATCAAGAACCGAGGGTTCGGAGCGAAGGTGGTCTCACTATCGGAACACTCTGTCACAGACTTTACAAGGGAGACACTAACAACTTCTACCTTGCTGGACAAATACGAGGACAAGCTGAACAACTTGAGAACACTACAGCAGGAGGAGGTAGTACCACCGAATCAGATGAGTCTGTTCGAGCAGTCCTAACACCAGCAAAAGAAAAGAAGCGCCAGCGTGGTCGACGCATGAAAGAACATAACGAACCAGCATTCACTCTCACTGCGCAGGACAGGCATGGGTTGATGGTGGGTTCTAGGTTGCGCAGATTCACACCGTTGGAATGTGAGAGGCTCCAGTCGCTACCTGATAACTGGACGCGCTGGTATGCAGATGGTTCAGAGGTTCCAGACACGCAACGATATGAGCGGTGTGGTCGTGCTGTTACTGTCAACGTGATATACGAAATTGCAAAGAGGTTACCAGCATGATTGACATCAAAAAGGTTTTGCTTCAAAGCGCAGGTACATCAAAGAATGACGCCGCTGTTTTGCTCAGTGCAGGGGTAGACTCATCCAGCGTTCTATTCGCGTTGCTAGAGGCTGGTAAGCGCGTTACAGCGTATTCGTTTTGCTTGGACGACAGAACGTCAACCGACGTGAAGTATGCGCAGATCACAGCAAAAGAATTTGGTGTACCGTTTGTGCAGATACCGTTACCGACAAGCATTGATGTGCTCAGAGAAGACCTAGTTGACTTGGTGCGGTTCGGTGCAAAGAAGAAGACAGACTTTGAGTGTGGTTGGCCAATGCTCTACGCATACAAAGCAATCACTGAACGCGAGATATTTTCTGGCATGGGTGCAGACGGTCACTTCTGCATCAGCAAAAAAGGAATGATGCACTACAAAAACAGAATCGATGAATTTAGAAGCACGCTGTTTTTAAATCCATCATACGGTCAAGAGCACATTCATAGAAACCTTAGCAGGGTTTACAAAAAGTGCTGGGTGGCACCGTACATGACGCAAGAGATGATCGACGAGTTAAAAGGTACAACATGGGATGAGGTCAATCGTCCGCATCAGAAGCAACCAATACTTGATGCGTTCCCTGAGCAGTTCAAACGCATAAAAATTTTTAAGCACACCAACTTTCAAAAGGGTGACTCAGGTATCTCTGAGCATTTTGAAAAACTACTACATACTGACTTGAATGTTGGGAAGCATAAGTCGGTCGTTGGAATCTACAACTACTTAGTCAAAAACTTATCGAAAGAAAATGATGAACTCTTGGACATTTGATACACCAGAAATTGCAAACACATTCGACGCTCATGTGCGCGAACAACTACCGTGGTACGACATGGTCACCGATGCGGTGGTGTACATCGCTCGAAATTATTTGCCAGAGTATGGGGTGGTAGTTGACATTGGTGCGTCAACAGGCAACATGATTGACAAACTTATGCCTTTGGCAAATGAACGCATAGCAGATATTGTTGCCATTGAAAAAAGCATTCCCATGTGCGCAATTCTTAAAAAGAAATACAACAAAAAAAGCGATTGTGTTGTTGTGGAAAACTCAGACGTAACCAGAGGAGACTTACCTAAAGCTGATGTGTATATTTTGTTTTTGACAATGATGTTCATTCCAATAGAAAAACGCAAAGCCTTAATCGACTCTATGAGAGCGAATTGCAAGCAGGGTGGGGTGATAGTAGTGGTGGACAAGGTTTGTGATCATGGCGGGTACTTTGCGACTGTCCTGAAGCGCCTTACCATGCACTTCAAACTACAGCAGGGTGCCAAGCCAGAAGATGTGCTGACCAAAGAGATGAGTTTGGCAGGGGTGCAGATACCCATCGACCCAGCCATTCTGGGGACGGACGCCAAACAATTTTTCCGCATGGGTGAGTTTGCAGGCTGGGTTATTGAGTGTTAGGGAAAGTACCTAGAAAATAATTTAAAAAGTTATTGCACTCGTTTAATTTGGTGTTATACTAACTTCACTGACACAGCAAATCCGCATAGTCAGCAAACAGTGAAGGAAAGCGAAATGAAAGTTGGAAAATCTTATTGGAGTATTTCAGTTAGCCAAGACAAAGTCTGGAAAGAAGTGGCTTTAACCGAACCCCAAAACAACACTCGATCAAATGTAATGAGCAAATGCAAATTGATCAGGGCAGATATTAAATTGCAATTGAATGGCAAAACTGAATACGCTACAGAAATTGAAGCACGCAAAGCATACAAAAAGTTGGATCAAGAGACTGCTAAATATGTAGACGTTAACGAAAACTTCCCAGTCAATTTAGGTCTTGGCTGGTGTTAAAACAAACGGGGGCTTCGGCCCCTGTTAAAAATATTTTAAAAAAGTCTTGTAAAGTTTAATTTAGTGTTATACTAACCCCACTGCAACATCGCAGTAACAGCGAAACAAACGAAAGCGAATCATGGAAAAAGCAAACTTCTCCCAACTCTTAAACGATGCCATCAACCAGCCGGGCATCCTGAGCAAGTGCTACAGCACCTTTCACGGCTACAGCCTTGGTAACCAACTCTTGGCATACAGCCAGTGCGTCGCACGCGACATTCCGCTTGGCCCTATCGCCACATTCAAAAAGTGGAAAGACCTTGGTCGCTCTGTGAGCAAAGGTCAAAAGGCTATTGCCTTGGTAATGCCCGTCACTGTCAGCAAAAAAGATGCGGCTGGCGAAAAGACTGGCGAGGTGTTCTCACTGTTCACCCTGAAAAACAATTGGTTTGTGCTCGGTCAGACTGAGGGCGACGATTACGCCGCTGAGGTGGTGATCCCAACATGGGACAAGGTCAAGGCTTTGGAAACCCTCAGCATCACAGAGGTGCCATTTAGCCACACTGATGGCAACTGCCAAGGCTACGCTTACGCGACCAGCATTGCCGTTAACCCAGTGGCTGTATTGCCCCACAAAACCCGCTTCCATGAGATCGCTCACGTCGTGCTCGGTCACACAAAGGAAGGTCAACTGTCAGACAGCGAAGCAACGCCCCGTGACGTGCGCGAAGTCGAGGCTGAGGGTGTTGCCTACATCCTGTGCTCTTTGCTCGGTTTAGAGGGCTTACATGAGTCTCGTGGCTATATCCAGAACTGGTTGAAGGGTGCAGAGGTTACTGATAAGACAGCCCAGCGCATTTTCAGCGCCGCCAACAAGATTTTGGAGGCTGGACAGGATAAGGGTAAGTCCTTAGAAAAATAATTAGCAGAGGGGGTTGACGCCCCCTTTGTTTAATGTACAATTACACACATACACCGAACGGTTCAGTGTAAAACAGCGAAATGAAAGTGAATCCAAATGACACATCCTTTTGAAAAAGCAGGCTTAGGCAAGGCTCCCTTCTCATGCACAGGCGTGAGCGAGAATGTTTGGGACAACGGCGACGGCACCACTAAGGGCGGCGGTGTCTGCGACTATTGCGGTACAGGCATTCGCTGGGAGTTTTGGATCAAGGGTTCAATCGCTGGTGCCAAGCAGTTCAAGGTCGGTTGCGATTGCGTCGCCAAGACTGGTTGGGGCATTGATCGCTTTTTGGAAGTCCGCGCTGAGCACACACGCGCACGTCGTCAGGCTGGTGCCACAAAGCGCCGTGAGTCACGTCAGGCACGCATTGAGGCAGAACGCGCTCAGAGAGCCGCCGAGCGCCTTGAGGCTACCCAAGCATGGCGCGACGCTAACAGCGCCTTGGTAGCCCGTTTAGATGCCTACACGGGTGCCAATGAGTTCCTGCACAGTGCCAAACAAAACATTGCCCAGTGGGGCAACCTGTCCGCTCGTCAAGTGGAAGCCGTAGAGTCCTGCTTCGCGGTGATCGACCGCCAAGAGTTTGCTCGTGCTAACAGCCAGCACATCGGTGCTGTGGGTGACAAGGTCACTCTGATAATCACTGTGGAGCACATCATTGTTTTGCACTCTGAGTTCTATGGCAACAACTACATCACCATCGCTCGTGACGAGCAGGGTAACGCCATCACCTACAAGGGTAAGACCAGCATCGGTGTTAAGGGTGAGACCAACACAATCAAAGCCAGCGTGAAAGAGCACACCGTCTACAACGGCGTAAAACAAACCGTTATCCAGCGCCCAAAAGTGCTGGAAGCGGCATTAGGGTAAGTCCTAATAAAATAATTTAATCGAAGGGGTTGACAGCCCTTTCGTTTAACATACAATTACACCTAAGCACCGAATATCTCGATGCTACAACAGCGAAGGAACAGTGAAATGACAAACGCAACACAATACTCTTGGAAATACTTGGTCTGCTCAATTGCAGTAACAGACCTTGCAGACCTTGAAAGCAATGGCGCTATCCCTAGCGATTGGAAGTTTGCAATTAAAAACGGCAACACCTTGTACGACGAGGTTGGATCGTCATGGCGCGAGAGGTCAGACAATACGGTTTATGTGTGCCACAAAGATGCACCAGAGTCTAAATATCGTTGGTTGCACCCCGACACAATTGTGCAAATTTATAAAGTTTCAACACACGGTTGACACCTCTCCAATTGTTTATGCTACAATTAAACCATCAACAGCGAAAAGGAAAAGCGAAATGAAAACTACAGACTTCCAACACAACTTCGACAACGTCGTATCTTTTGACGACGGCGATACCGTAGAGACCGTAACAGTGGCTTACGACTACCTCCCAGAGGTGGACGGTTATGCCGAGGTCTTTGACCTGTTTGTCTTTGATGCCACTGGTGCCGACATCACCTATGACATCCCACAGGCAGAGTACCAGCGCCTGCTGGAAGAGACCAAGATTGACCACCAGCGCTTGGTGGCTGAGTCCAACGAATATGTGGGAGATTGATATGAACAACGAAATTCAAGTTTCAAGCAACATCAACGTGTCTTGCTTTGGTCGTGGTCAGTGGATCATCTTTGCCAGCACCGAGCACGAGGACGGTCGCTACCTCGGTTTCACTCGTGGCTTTGGTTCCAAAGAGAACACTCTCAAAGTCGCTCGTGAGTGGGCTAAGTTATCCGTCGCTCAATTGCGCGACATCTGTAACGCATAAGGGGATGGACATGAAAAATACAGCATGGAAAAAAGACTACCTGATCGTGATCCACAACGACTACGACAACACATGGCGCGGGGTGACTAAACCTTGCACCTTCTTGCAAGCGATACGGTTCGCGAGAGCCAAGGGCTGGAGGCTTGACGGCGATACTGTTCGCCTTGTGACCCTCTCAGAGTGGGCAACATTGCCAATATCAATTCAATTGGGAGCCGAAGTATGACTGAAGACAAGCCACACTTCATTGTCCACAAGGACACTGATCGAATCATTGGCACCTATGCCACCTATGCACAAGCCTACGCCGCATACGAGAAACTTGGTACAGGCAACGACGGCATGACTGATCACGCCATTGGTTTAGTTCTTGAAAAGGGGACAGCATGACTACAGAAGAAAATTTGACAGAGAGCGATTGGGTGGAACTTACAAGGGGTGACATCCTATCGTGGGAGATGCCAGCCGTTTCATCTGTGGTTGAGTTTGTGTGGTTTGTCGAGCGCAAGATCAGGGAGAGAAACGAACCCCTGCTACAGCGCACATGGACTGGTCTAACCAATGACGAGTTGACAGACCTTTTCTACAACGAAAACCTTGGTCAAATGAGTGCTGTTGGTCAAGCGGTTGAACTACTGAAGGAGAGAAACACATGAACAACATGGGAAGCCTAATGGATCAGGTGCAGGCAGAACTGCTAAAGCAGTGGGAAGCCACCACCGCAGACCAACGCGCAGAGGAGGAGCGCTTGCGCAAAATCCAGCGTGACTGGGAAGCCCAGCACACAGCGTTTGAAACCGAGCAGGAGGATGACGATGAACAAACAGGAGATTGACGACATGATGAAAGACCTACCTAGCCAACAGCTACCCGACGAGACCTTGATTCAAAAGATCACAATCGCTATAATGTTCATAGTGATTTTGTTCTTGATGGTGTGGGCGCCAGACTTCATTTTGACCGAGGAAGAGTGCCTACAACAAAGCCCTCGTGCTATCACCATTGGATTGTGTAGCGAACCGAAAGCGAAGTAGACCGAACCCTCGAAGGGTACCTAACAGGGTACCTTGAGGGTACCTACTAGGTTACCAACAAGGGTGGCGTTATGAGAACTTGTAAATGCGGCGGGTTAGTCAGCGAGTACGAGGTAAAGGCTGGAACCAAGTGGAAATGCCATGCTTGTGGACGCATGGAAGTGTTCAGTAGCGAAAACCCAAAAGGTTTGCTAAACTCTGGGGAACCAAATCAACAGGGGAATACGGGTCATGCCAGAAACCGTCAAGAAGGGGTCTAAAAGCCCCGCCAAGCCTTCAAAAGCCAAGACTGAGGTGAAGGGTGCTATGACGCCTGCAAAGCCCGCTAAAGCCTCAAAACCAACACCAAGAAGAGTATTCGACCAAAAGGTAGCAGACCTCATATGCATGATGCTCAGTGAGGGGATGAGTCTACGCCAGATACTGAAGGCGGATACGACTGGAGCGTTACCTGCGCAGTCGACGGTTTACGAGTGGTTGCTTCGCCACCCTGCCTTCGCGGAGCAATACGCACGCGCACGGGAGGAACAAGCCGATACCAATGCCGATGAAATCCTAGAGATTGCCGACGAGATGCCCCCTGAGTACACCGATGAGAAGGGTCGCACCAGTTTGGACTTGACCTACATCCAGTGGCAGAAGAATCGCATAGAGGCGCGTAAGTGGACAGCCGCCAAGCTGAGACCAAAGAAGTATGGCGACCGTATGGCTGTAGAGGGTGTAGAGGGTGGAGCACCTATTGCCACTGAGGACGCATCTGCTGACAAGTTCCTTGAGATCATTCGCAACATGGAAATGAGCAAGCGTGCTGGTTGAAATACTAGAAGACCCAGAGGTTAAGGCGGAGTTCAACGCCTACCCTTTGCACGACCGTATTGCAAAGATTGCACACTCCGAATGGGTAAAGAGCGCACACAAGTACCAGATACCTCCGCCGCTTAAGATCGACTACACCGTGTGGATGATGCTGGCAGGGCGTGGAGCAGGCAAGACGCGCTCCGCCGCTGAAGCGCTGTGGTGGTGGTGCTGGCTGGTACCTAACAGCCGTGGGCTGGTGTTGGCTCCTACGAGTTCTGACGTAAAATTCACCTGCTTTGAAGGGCAATCAGGCTTGCTCTCGGTGATCCCCAAAGAGTTGATCGTTGACTACAACAAACAAGACCACCAAATCAAGTTGGTCAACGGTTCAAGCATTCGCGGTATCAGTGCAGACTCATACGAGCGCTTGCGCGGCCCTCAGTTCCACTTCGCATGGTGCGACGAGTTAGCCGCCTTCCAATACATTCAAGAGGCGTGGGACATGATGATGTTCGGTCTACGCCTTGGTGACCAACCACGGGTGATTGTGACCACCACGCCTAAGCCTAAAGACCTGATACTCGATCTGATAGGCAGGGAGGGTGACGACGTGATCATCGACCGCGCCAGCACCTATGAGAACAAGGCTAACCTCGCAGAGAGTTTCAGCAAGCAGTTAGAGACCTACCGTGGTTCAAAACTTTATGATCAGGAAGTGCTCGGATTAGTGGTCGACCTCGAAGACGGTAAGGTGGTCACAAGGGATATGTTCCAGATGTATCCCGCTGGGAAACCATTCCCTAAGTTTGAGTACATCCTACAGTCCTATGATTGTGCGTACACGGACAAGTCCTACAACGACCCAACAGCGTTCACGACATGGGGTGTGTTCAAGCCGATGGACGGGCCAATGTCCGTGATGTTGATCGACTGCTGGGCAGAGCACCTCACCTTTCCTAAGCTGAAGGATCGCGCTATGGATGAGTGGCGAGTCTCTTACGGTGAGGGTAAGGATGCCAAGCGCCCCGACCTAATCCTAGTCGAAGAGAAGGCGGCGGGTCTGTCTCTCATTCAGGAACTACAGAAAGCGCATTTGATTGTCAGGGGGTATAACCCCGGTCGTGCCGACAAGATGCAACGCCTCCAAATCACCGCCGCTATCTTTGCCACCAAGAGGGTATGGCTCCCTGAGTCTGAGGTGCATAAGGGTTACGTCAAAGACTGGGTGGAGGGGTTCCTGTCTCAGATATGCGCATTCCCTGACAGCACGCACGACGACTACGTCGACTCAGCAACTCAGGCTATGAGGTGGCTGAAGGATGGTGGTTGGCTCGACATCGATCCTGAGCCACTGTATGATGACGACGACTACTTTGATGCCCAACCTGCGCGGGTCAACCCATATGCTGTCTAACCATGCCTGACATTTCTAAACTTGCTAAAGGTCTGACTGCCATCGCAAAAGGCGCGAAGGAGGAAATCCCATTTTCTCGTGGTGTAAAGACGCTATCAAGGGCTGAGAGCGACGAGAACCTTCGCAAGATGCTGGAGTCAAGCAAGATCAAGGAAAGACTGTTTCACGCAACGCCAGAGGACATCAAGTTCTTTAAGCCCGGCGGACTTAATCCCAAAATGAGTGGTGAAGCAATTTGGTTATCACCTGATCCAGCCAAAACACCAGCCGCACATAACATCGGTTACTACGACAATCCTCGGCAAGGTGTGAACATCATGCCTGTTCATGTGCAAGCAAAGAATCCCATGATTTTGGATGACGTGGATATGCTCAAGTGGGCGCAACAGGTATATGGCGAAGGTAGCAGAGAGTTTCCACAGTTAATGCCAAAGAAATGGCGTGAAGAAGTTATGAAAGATTACGACAGCATTGTGTTGGCTGATCCGTATAAACGCGGTGATCCGCACGAGGTCATCATGTTTGAACCTGAAAAGATTAAGTCAGCCACTGGCAACCGTGGAACGTACAACACCGACACGGCAGACATTACAAAGCGCAAAGGCGGTGCTATCCGTAAGGCTCGTGGCGGTCTTGCTCGAATGGCTGGCGGTGGTCAACCATCCAAAGTATTGAGTGGCAACATCATGGCTGGTGCTAGTTGGAACAGTATCAATCCAACACTGGCGGACAGGCTAACTGAAGCTACTGGGATGCCAACGTATAACGCCGCTGTTGGCGCTACGACAAGCGCAGATACCTACAAGCAGTTGATAGATTTCATTGAGGCTGGTGGTTCATTTGAAGAGGGCGCTAACGTATTTTTGCAGGCAGGTGGCGCTGACTTTTTAAAAGGTGTGTCGAGAAAAGATACTGAAGAAAACCTAGACAAAATTCTTACTGAACTTGAAAAGAGAGGCGTCAATGTTGTCTTGACTGGATCACCAGATGCGTCGTCTTACGAACAGGTTATCTCAAACAACTTTAATCCTGCATCAGACCAAATTTATAACAATGTTGTTGCCAAGCATTCCAATGTGGTGTTGGTTGATTCAATGGGTGAAATACTGCAAGACAAATCGTTATTGTCAGATTCAATACACCCCAACGAGCAGGGCTGGGAGGTCTATAACGACTCTGTGCTTGGTGCTCTCAGTCAGCTAAAAAAGCGTGAAGAGCAAGAAGTCCAAAAAGAAGAGCCTGTAGACATTCCTCAAGAGATTGAGAAGATTACGCAGACAAGCACCCCAGAAGAGCGTTACACAAAAAACACTGAGGCTGAGCAACCTGTAGACATCCCTGAAGAGATTGAGCGCATCACCAACAATTCTCAAGAGCAGTACACACCAGATTTTCAGTCTGAATACGCATTAGAAAATATTCCTCAGATCAATACAGAGATGCCTGTGCAAACGCCCCAGACAGGCTACCAAGCGCCGCAAACCTATATGCCTATACAAGAGGTGCAGGAAGCCGAATCAGTGCCGTATGAGCCTCAAGAGATTGCGTCAAATCCAGAGCAACAGCCAAGAGCCGTTGAAACAAGGAGCGGCCCAGACTACAGCCGCGCATATGGTGCGTTAGGTGGTGAAGAAGTTGTAAACAACCTGTACAAACAATTCTTAGGGATGGGGTTGGATGAAGACACCATTGGCTCAGTCTTTTCCAAATACTATTCACCCGATGCACAAGAGGCTAAGAAGGGTGGCGCTATCCGTATGCAAGTCGGTGGTCTGGGTACCGTTGCCAAACTTGCCGCCGCTGAAAAGGTAGCCCCAGCCGCTAAGGTTGCTAGAGGGTTCACCCCAAGGTTGCTTGAGTCGACTACCAGCAAGATGTTAGATGACATTTTGGCAAACAATCCTAAGTTGACACCAGAGGCGGCATTTAAAAAAGCAAAGGAACAAGCGGAGCGTAAGTTGACGTGGGAGAGGGAAACAAAGCCCGATCTAGTTAAGCAGTACGGCCCGTTAGCCCGAGCCTCTTACGAAAAGACAAAAGTCAACAAGATGCAGAACACCGACGAGGCTGTTCAAAAACGTATCCAAAAAGCTAACGAGTTCCTTGATCAACCAACCGAACCGTGGACACCACCTAAGCCAGAGTTGCAGGCATTTGATCGTTCATCGATCAAAGACGCAATCGAGGGGTTTCCAAGCATAGAGCAGACGGCATTTCCCCGTGACATCCCAACCCGCGCCAGCACTTCTCATGTTGAGGGTTTGTACACCGATCCAGTCAATCGTGAGTTAATTAAGAAACAAATTACTCGTGGTTTACCGTTGGGTGGTGAGACCTTTTACGGTTCGCTGTACCCCATTAAACAGGCGGTGCTTGAAGCTGGTATGCCAGCAGAGAAGTTTGACAAGTGGGTTCATTCATTAGCGCCAGCATCCGCAAGAAACTCTATCATCAACGAAACCGCTGTTGGTCAGTTTTTGCGAGACATGAACGCTCGTGGTATTCCATTGACTGAGGAAAATGTTGCCATTGAAATGGCTAAGTACAAGCAGAAGTTTGGCGTAGCGCTACCCCTTATGCCTGTGCATCGTGAAGGCGTGGCTAGTGTTTTAGAGGGCGGACAAGACTTGCGTGAGATGAGCAAAGCAAACATTCCGACTAACTACAAGATTCCTACCTACGGCGCTCAAAAAACAGGCGACTTTGGCAAGTCCGTAGTGCTTGACGTGCATGAGGCGGCGGGGCAAACACAGGGTAGTCGCTACCATCCTTACTTCAAAGAGCAAGGTGGGTTTGGTAACACTGAGTACAACGCTGGTGAGCAGGGAATGATGGGGATTGCTGAGGAGTTGGGGATACCCGGCGGCATGGCGCAGGCTGGTCGTTGGTTTGGTGGTGGCGAGTTGACTGGTCTCAAGTCACCGCGAGGCGACGCGCTTGACATCCTTGAGCGTCAGGTAGCTTACACCCTCAAGCAACAAGGCAAACAACCTAACCCTACAATGATTCGCAATGAGATTCTCAACCAGATTAAAACAGGAGAAGGTCAACTTTTACCTTGGTACAAGAGTGAAGGTATTCCAGATGTGCGTCAAACTGGATTACAACGCAAAGACGGTGGATCGGTTGAGGCTCCTCCTTTTCACGACTTCGACCAGATTATGAAACGCAAAGACGGAGGCACCGTGAACACAACATTTGAGCAACGCCTGAAGAGCGCAATAGAGAAACACATGGCTGGTGGCGGTGAGGTGCATATGGAAGAGGGCGGATCATACCCACCCAAAAAAGATGTACCTGAGATGAGTCCTCAAAAGTATTTAGAACTGCTTGCACTGCAACCTAAGTTAGGTTTGCAATCAGAAAAACAAATCAAAGCATTTTTAGAAGAGCAGTACAAAAAAGAAAAAGAAGAAGGCTTTGGAACCCCTCAAGCACGCATGGATAGGGCTATCAAAACAGTAACACCGTTTATTGGTGCTGGCGCTGACATCGGAAATTTTGCGGCTAACATTCCCCACTACTTGACTGAGGGTGTTTCCGCCGTTGGTAACTACGCCATGAGCAAAGTCCCATCAATGAGCAAGCCAGCATCAGTGCTTGACACCGAAGGTAAGGGTGATCGAGTGGCTAAGTACCCACTTGAATCACTCCCAGAAGTTGAACCGTTCTATGGCAGTGCGGCAATGCAACGTGATGCAAAAAACGCTGGGTTAATGGGTGACTCTGAATCGCCAGTGTATGACACTGCTATGGCGTTTCTAGCCCCCTATGGTGCGGCTAAGGCACCCAAGGCAATTAAAGGCGGTTTAAATGCAACAAGAAGTGGTTTAGAAAATACAGCCGCCGCAGTGCGCAATCCATTTCAATCAGCCACGCTTACGATGGAGCAAGTAGCCCCAGACTTAGGTCAATTAGGCGGTGATAAATTTAAAGAATTGCTTACACGCAGATTAACTATGAACGAAGGTGCGCCTGTAAGCATGAGCATTATGGGTGGTCGCAAAACAGACAAGACACTTGGACAAGGTTTGTATGAAAACAAGGCTGGCGACTTTGAAACAAACCCTATGGTAGGTGTCAATATTCCACGCGCTGGTAACTTATCAACTAACAAAAAATTGCTTGCAGACATTGGTACAGCGGGGCAAGAGTTAGGTCAGGAGATGGTTGCCGCGCATAAATTTACACCGTTGTTATTTGGCAACGCAAAAGATGCAACCGCTATGATGGTTCGCGGTGCTGACGGTGCGCCTTTAACTCAAAAGCAAATCATAGAATTAGCGGGTGAGTTGCCCAATATGATTGCCTCGCACAGCCCTAAAGCTGGCGGTATGTTTGTAGCCCCATTTAAAGGTGATGCTTTAGATTATGCAAAGGTGCAAGAAGCGGCATCAAAAATACTTGGTAAAAACGCTCAAATTAAATTTGGTAAAGCAGACCCCGATAAAGACATTATGTATCGTGGCGATTATAAAGATATGGGTGCAAGAGCGCCTTCAGCCGAGTCCATAGCAATGCGAGACCGCTTGAAGAAGGCGGAGGCGCGGATTGTTCGACCGCCTTCCAAATCACAGCCCGTGTCAAATACTCAGCCTCCTTCTCTAACCAGTACGCTTCGTTAAGTACCTTGATATGACTCAAAGCATCTTCCCTGTCGTCGTATTCCTCGCTGAAAAAAGCACACCCTTTAGCTTTACGGTCGATGACGCGCCAGCCAGTGCCAGTAGGAAAAGCAGAGTACGGGTACTTTTGACGAAGATCGTGTGGTATGTGCATGAAACAAGTTTAACACAGGAATAAACAAAATGGCAAAACAAATGCCCATCGACCAAGAATTTGATCGTTTTATTGACGGACTCAAAAACAACAAAGACGGTAGTGCTGACGTAGAGGTAGAGGACGACATCAGCGACGTTGAAGAACTAGAGGACGGTTCCGCCATTGTGCGTATGGGTGAAGACAAAGAGTCACCAGAAGACCCTGAGTTCTACGAAAACCTTGCCGAAGAGGTTATGAATCTGTACGACCTTGATAAGGTTGGGATGCGTTACCTTGACCTGATTGAGAAGGACAAGGAAGCACGCGAACAGCGCGACAAGCAGTATGAAGAGGGACTCAAGCGGACGGGTTTAGGCAACGATTCGCCGGGCGGTGCTCAGTTCATGGGTGCCAGCAAGGTCGTGCACCCCGTGATGGCTGAGGCGTGCGTAGACTTTGCCGCTCGTGCTATCAAGGAGTTGTTCCCGCCAGACGGGCCTGTCCGCACAAAGATTATGGGCGAGGCTACTGAGGAAAAGACAGAACGCGCAGAACGCAAACGTGATTGGACTAATTGGCAGTTGACTGAGCAGATTCAAGAGTACCGCGACGAGCAGGAGCAGTTGCTGACCCAGCTACCGTTAGGTGGTTCCCAGTACATGAAGCTGTGGTACGACGAGCAGAAGAAGCGCCCCTGCGCTGAGTTTGTTCCTATTGACAACGTAATGCTACCGTATGCCGCTGTGAACTTCTACACCGCCCAGCGCGTGACTGAGATGCAAGACATCACAGGGATGGAGTTTAAAAGGCGTATTGATTCAGGACTGTACCGCGATATTGACTTTGTTCGCGCTACGTCAGAACCTGAGCAAACAGCTTCAGAGAAGGCTAACGACAAGATTGAGGGTAGGTCTTACGGTGACAACGAAGACGGTCTGCGCAAGGTTTACCACATCTACACATTCCTTGAGGTCGAGGACGACCCAATTACCAAGGGCGAGTTGGCTCCCTACATCCTAATGATTGATGAACTTGAGAGCAAAGTTTTAGGGTTGTACCGTAATTGGGAAGAGGGCGATGAAACAATGACCAAGTTGGATTGGCTCATTGAGTTTAAATTCATCCCTTGGCGCGGTGCATACGCTATTGGGCTACCCCAACTCATCGGAGGTCTCACAGCCGCCTTGACGGGTTCTCTACGCGCCTTGTTGGACACTGCGCACATCAACAACTCGGCGACGATGCTGAAGTTAAAAGGTGCAAAGGTTTCTGGGCAATCACAGAACATTGAAGTGACTCAGGTGACGGAAATTGAGGCAGGGCCGGGCGTCAACGACATCCGCCAAATCGCTATGCCCATGCCGTTCAATGCACCCTCTCCCGTTCTATTCCAATTGCTTGGTTGGTTAACAACAGCCGCCAAAGGCGTGGTCACCACCGCTGAGGAAAAGATTGGTGATGTAACAGCTAACACCCCAGTGGGAACTACGCAGGCTTTGATCGAGCAAGGTGCGGCGGTGTTTTCCGCTATTCACGCACGTTTGCATGAGAGCCAGCGCAGAGTGTTGGGTGTGCTTGGTCGCATCAACCGCTGGTACTTGGACGATATGCGCAGGGGTGACGACGTTGCTGAGTTACCTATCAGCCGTGAAGACTTTGCAAAGAACAGCGACATTGTTCCAGTATCTGATCCGCACATCTTTTCTGAGACACAGCGCATGGCACAGATGCAAGCGGTGCTTCAAATGTCGGCGGCAAACCCGGGGATGTTTGACCAAAAAGCCGTGTTGAGCCGAATGCTCAAGCAGTTGAAGGTGCCTGACATTCAAGAGTTGTTACCTAACGCTACCAAACCGATGGAGCACAACGCCGCTGATGAGAACGCCGCAATGTCTTTAGGCAAGTCTTCGTTTGCATATCCTAGCCAAGATCACTTAGCGCACATTCAAGTCCACCTAACTTTTGGCCTTGATCCAATGCTGGGTTCCAACAACTTGATTGCACCAAAGTTTATCCCGCAGGCGTTGGAGCACATCAAGCAACACATGATGCTGTGGTACACAAGCCAAATGAGTGCTTATGTGACTGCTGGTACTGACCTCAAGCTAGGCCCTTACGAGGACAGCAAACTTGCACCAGAGATTGACAAAGCTATGGCTATTGCGTCTGATCACGTCAAGTTGGATACCGCTGAGGTTTTCAAAGGCGTGCTACCAGCGCTTCAGCAGTTAGGTCAGGTCATGCAACAGTTCAAACCACCAGCACCTCCTATGGAAGGCGAAGCACAAGCTGTTTTGCAGGCTTCTATGGCAGAGACACAACGACGCGCCGCACGCGACCAAGCAGATATGGCGCAGAAGGCAAAAGAATTGCAAGCGAAGATCGCTATGAACGCCGAAGACAACCTAACGAAAGAACGGATGATGACGGCAGACCTCACGGTCGAGGAGATCAAACTGCAAAGGGAGCAGGAAGAGACAGCACTCAAACTGCAAAATGTTACACAACGCAACTTAGGAGATTGAAATGGCTACTACTGACAAAGAGCAACAAGACGAGACTGTCAAACAACACACCCGCATGGCGGCTGGTGCTTGGGTTACAGGCGACACATTAAAAGAGAAGGGTACAGCGACACTACCAAAAGCTAACAGCGACCACGGGAATTTCTCCCAAAACAAGGGCGTGGACAAGAGCAACGCATGAGGTACATATCCGACTTTATCGGTGCTGTAGAAGCGCGTAAAGCTGAGATTGCTAAGTCGGTTATTGCGGGAAACTGCATCAACTACGAGGCATATCAAAGGCTAGTCGGTACCAATGCGGGTCTTGAAGAAGCCCTTGACATCCTAAACAACCTTTTAAAGGAAGAAGAAGACGATGACAGATAGCACGGTAGCGGGTAATGCCGCTGATTTAGAGGACGCGTTTCCTCTTGTAGACCCCGGAGCACTGCCCCTTGGCGCACGAGTATTAGTTCAACTGCGAATCGCCAAGAAACGAATGACAGAATCGGGGATTATTTTGCCTGAAGAGACCCGCGACACCGAGAGGGCGCAAAACCCAGTCGGTAAAGTGGTGGCTATCGGCCCGTTAGCGTTCAAGAAGCGCGACACAATGGAGGCATGGCCTGAAGGCTCGTGGTGCGGTGTGGGTGATTACCTTCGCGTACCCAAATGGACTGGCGACCGTTGGTTTGTTCCGCACAATAACGAGGAAAACGTCGAGTTTATGGTGCTGAATGACCACGAAGTGATCGCCAAAATCACTGGTAACCCCCTTGAAGTGAAGGCATTCGTATGAGTACCGAACAACAAAACGCTGAAAAGCAAGAAGTCATCACAATTCAAGAGGAAGTTGATGGTTCAGCAACGATTGAGTTGCCTGATAGCATCCCATCCCCTGATGAACAGGCAGATTCAAGTCAAGAAGACTCTGATGAAGCTGATGAACGAGCCAGACGCGCTGAATTAGCCGCTGGTGGTGAGGTAGACGCCGATGCGGAGGCTCTTAGAGAGCAGAAACGTCAAAAAAGACGCTCACGCAAGGAGTACCACCGCAACGTCGAGCAAGAGAAGAACGTCAAAATCCAACATTTGGAGCGCGTTAATCAAGAAATGCTCGAACGCATGGCGGTTTTGGAGAAGAAGTCGCATGGAAGTGAGTTAGCACGCCTTAATAAGGCGATTGAAGACCAACACAATCGCATTTTGTTTGCAAAACAGAAGATTTCAGAGGCAACAGCCACTGGAAACGGTGATTTGCTCACTAATGCGCAGGAAATGTGGTTTGAAGCACGACGCAATGCTGAGGCTCTTGAAAACATCAAGAAAAAAGCCACTGCACCACGTCGCCAACGCACTATTCAAGCACCTGATCCAGCCGTGCAGAACTTTGCAAATCAATGGATGTCAAACAATGAATGGTATGACCCTAAAGGGCGAGACTCCGACTCAAAGATCGCTTTAACGATTGATGCGGCGCTTGCTGAGGAAGGTTACACCCCCCAAACTTCAGAATTTTGGGAAGAACTTGACAACCGCTTGCAAAAGTACCTACCTCACCGTTATACTAATAACACGAACGAGAAAACAACACAACGGAGACCCCGTAATGTAGTGACGAGTTCGGGACGCGAAGCGGCGTCGAGTAGTGGTGGTAGAAATACTTTTACTCTAAACCCAGATCAGGTCAGAGCCATGAAAGATGCAGGTATGTGGGACGATCCCGACAAGAGAGCGCGAATGGTCGCGAGGTATGCTAAAGAAGCACGTCAAAACAACGGATATAGGAGTTGAAAATGGATTCTCGTTTAAAGAAAAATTTGTCTGCTGGTGGACGCGAAAGTCGCGCGAGTCTTGACCAAAGTCGAGAGGCACCCGAAGACCAGTTCGTATCATCTGATGAGCGTCGCAAGATGTGGAAAGATGAGTGGACACAAAGCGCGTTGCCCAATGTCCCTGAAGTTAAGGGATGGCATCATTGCTGGTTATCGTCAACCAATGCGTATGACAGCATTGACAAGAGGATCAGATTAGGTTATGTACCCGTGAAAGCGGACGAGATGACTGGGTTTGATAACTATCGAGTCAAGTCTGGAGAACAAACTGGTTATATCGCGTGTAATGAGATGATCTTGTACAAAATTCCAATGGACTTGTATCAAGATGTTATGGCTCATTTTCACCACGAAGCACCGCTTGAGGAAGCGAACAAGATTCGACTGCAAGCAGAGCAACAAGTGGGACGTGATAGTCGAGGTAGACCCTTGGGACAGATTGAAGGCGATGGTATGGACAACATTGATAAACCGATACCTGCTCCGCATTTCGCTGGGTAGGAATGTTTTAACAAACAAGGAGTAAGACTATGTCTTCAACATCTGCTCCGTTCGGTATGCGCCCATCGTTCCATCCTTCTGGTTTGGATCGCGCTGTCGCATTACCCAACGGTATCGCCTCTGCCTACGGAACTGGCATTTTAAAAGGTCAACCCGTAGCACTTAACACCAGCGGTAACATCATTGCCGCTACTGCTGGTAGCGCCTACCAAGGTGCTTTTGCTGGTCACGAGTACACCGACCTAACTGGTCGTCGTCTTGTCAGCAACCAATGGATTGCAAGCACTGCATACCAAACTGGTTCTGAAGTAACCTACTACTACTCTGACCCGAACATCGTTTACGACATTCAGGCTAATGGTAGTTTGGCTCAGACCTCCATTGGAGATCAAGCAGACTTTGCAAGCATTACCGCTGGTTCTACAACCACTGGTTTGTCGCAATGCATGATTTCCACCTCGTTGGCAGGTTCTAGTGCTGTTGGTGATATGCGTATCATCGGACTCACGCCTGCTGTTGACAACGCTTGGGGCGATGCTTACACAGTAGTGCAAGTACAAGTCTCTCGTAGTCAATTTGTTGCAACCATTAACGCCATCTAAGGAGTCCAATCATGGCCGCACCAATGCGCAGTACGGACTTTAGAAGTATTGTTGAACCTATCCTCAACGAATGCTTCGATGGAGTCTATGACCAACGTACCGATGAATGGTCACGGGTTTTCCGTGAGCAAGAAGGTATTCCTCGTAACTACCACGAAGAACCAGTCCTTTATGGATTTGGTGCCGCACCTCAACTTCCTGATGGAACACCTGTGTCCTATCAGCAAGGTGGTGTTCTCTTCTTGCAACGCTATGTCTACAACGTGTATGGCTTAGCCTTCGCGCTGACAAAAGTGTTGGTTGAAGATGGCGACCATATCCGCATCGGTCAGGTTTATGCACGTCACTTGGCACAGTCTTTGATTGAAACCAAAGAAACTTTGTCAGCAAACGTGTTGAACCGTGCGTTTAACTCGAGCTACCCCGGCGGGGATGGCGTGTCTCTGAGCAATTCAGCGCACCCCATTGTGAATGGCACATTCAGCAACTTGCTGACTACTGCCGCTAACTTGTCGCAGACTTCTCTTGAGCAAATGTTGATCCAAATCCGTCAAGCGGTGGACAACAATGGCAAGAAGATTCGTTTGGTTCCACGTCAACTGATTGTGGCCCCCGGCAACGTCTTCCAAGCTGAAGTTTTGTTGAAGTCTGTCCTGCGCTCAGGTACTGGCAACAACGACATCAACCCTGTTAAGTCTATCGGTCTTTTGGACGAAGGCGCGGCAGTGTTGTCACGTTTGACCAGTGCTACAGCATTCTGGGTACAGACTGATGCTCCTGAAGGCATGAAGTTGCTGATGCGTCGCAAACTCGAAAAGACTATGGAAGGTGATTTCGAGACCGACTCTATGCGCTACAAAGCTACAGAGCGTTACCAAGTGGGCTTCACTGATCCACGCGCCGTGTACGGCACGCCCGGCGTCTAACCCACGCCACGAGGGGGTTGGGATAACACCTAACCCCTTTTTTTTAATGTTTGGTCAAACTTTTCAAGGAGCAGACCATGCCCCAGTTTTCAGATGATCTTTTTCTAGGCTCCGCCATTACCTATCAAGGTTCGGATGCTTATCCTGCTGTTGCGACCTTTACTGGTTCAATTTCTACCACTACATTAACTGTTACCGCAATGCTTTCTGGTGACAATATTACTGTTGGTATGTTTATTGACAGTTCAACGTCACTCACCAATGGCACCTACATTACCGCTTTTGGTACAGGTACAGGCGGTACAGGTACTTACACGGTCAGTGCTTCACAAACTGTAGCAAGCGCCACCATCATTGGTTCTGGTAATGCTTTGTTGCAAAACCCATCCCCAATGAGCGTAGGTGTTGGCCCCTTGGGTCGACTCTATATTTGGGACGCTGTACCACAAGCAAAACTAACAACCAACATTGTTGCCGCCGCCATCACAACTGCTACCACGCTCACGCTTGCCGCAGGTGCTGGTGTTACATCAACAACCATAACTGGTGGTGGTACAGGTCTGCAACTTGACTGCCCTCGTGCTGTGTCTACAACCACAGGTGCTGGTTCTCCAACTTCTGTCAACATTACGGTTTCTGGTTACGACTACTACGGTCAAGCCATGAGCGAGGTAATTGCAACAGGAACAGTGGCATCAACAACCGTCAATGGTAAAAAAGCCTTCTACCAGATTGCCAGTGTTACCGCTTCAGGCGGTAGCGTGGTAACTGTTGCGGTAGGTACAACCGACATCTTAGGTGCGCCACTGCGCATCACTGATCGAGGTTACGTCACCCGCGCTGGCTGGGACAATACCTTGGCTGAAGATGCTGGCACCATGACTGTTGCCGCTACCGCTACAGCAACTACCACAACTGGAGATGTGCGCGGAACGTACACCCCTTCCTCGGCGGCAGATGGTATCAAGCGCCTTGTGATGGGAATAGCCCTGCCAGCGATTGCGGCAGGCCCGAATGCAACTCGTGTTGGCGCGTTTGGCGTCACACAAGCATAAGGAGAGCAACATGGGACAATTTAAACCAATGGTCAAAATGATGACCACAGAACCCTCAGTAGAGTTAAAACTCGCTAAGGGTGGCTCAGTCAAGATGAAAAAAGGCGGTAGCACTACCAAAGCCAAGAAGATGGCTATGGGTGGTGGCGCTATGGACATGATGTCAGGAACACCCGCTTTGGTGGGTCGTCCTGCTGTGAATGCTCCAGTGCGCACGCCGGGCAAGCCCTCCATGATGGCTCGTCGCAAGGCAATGATGGCAAAGCCTGCAATGCCTATGGGTAACCCCTCTATGCCTGCGCCAATGAAAAAAGGTGGCAAAGCTGAAGGCGGCGACACTGCTCAAGACAAAGCTATGATCAAGAAAGCCTTTAAACAGCACGATATGCAAGAGCATAAAGGCGGCAAAGGCACTAACTTGAAGCTGAAAAAGGGTGGCAAGATGGCTACTGGCGGTGTAACGGACGGTCAAGGTGGTTACAAAACTGGTGGTGTTGTCCTTGGTAATGGCGGCGGTTACAAAACTGGCGGAGTTGCTTTAGGTAACGCGGGTGGCTACAAAATGGGGGGCAAATCCTCAAAAAAAGCCTACGCGACGGGGGGAACTGTTGATTCAGGCAAACCCGTCGCAATGCCCCAAGGTAACAAGAAACCAAGCGCACCTGTAAGCATTGATCGTTTTTCTGGCACCTTTAAAAAGGGCGGCAAAGTAATGATGAATGGTGGTGGTACAACTTCTGGTCAAGGTGCGATTACTGATAGTGAGCGCAAGACTGTTCAGGACTTGTCCAAAGGTGCTTACGATAAAACTGGAAAGTACAACCGTGAACTTGAGGATGCAATGAATCCTTTTAGTATGGTGAAAGAACTTGCTGGCAAGGCGCGTGATGCGTTTCTTGATAGGAAGCCTGCCCAGATAATTGATATGACAGGAAAAAAACCTGAAGATTTTCTTGACAGGAAGCCTGATAGGTCAATAGACATGAAGGGTAAAAAACCTGAAGATTTTCTTCAAAAATTGCGTGGACAGGGCGCTGTTACAGAAACCGAAAGGTCTGTGACAGTGTCCCCAGTAGGAAAAAGACGCGGCGGACGCGCTTGTTGAAAACGAGTGGGGGCTTCGGCCCCCGCTTTTAATTGGAGAAATGAATGACTATTACGGCTACATCCCAAACATTATTTGATGGCGAAAGAATCGCCATTATGAAGTTTTACGCATCAATGAGTACGACTGAAAATGAGTCTGCTGTTGCAAAAGTAACTCCTTCGGCGCTTTTACCATCAAATGCAGGTGGTGCTTGTGATGCTGTGACCATTTTAAAATGCACAGCAATGACGCATGGTTTAGAAGTCCAAATGAATTGGAAAGCAAATACACCAGTTGTTATTGAAATTATTCCACCCAATACAAATTACACCCAAGATTATTCAAATTTTGGCGGTTTGTGGAACAACGCAAGTACAGGTAAAGACGGCGTAATTACTTTTACAACTTTAGATGGTACTGCTGGAGATGCGTACACGGTCATTCTTGAAATGCAAAAACATTACGTTAATCCTTTGGGTTAATCATGCCAAGCAAATCATCTTTCCAACACAATTTGATGGAAGCGGTCGCACATAACCCTGCGTTCGCCAAGAAGGTTGGTATTCCTCAAAAGGTCGGCAAAGATTTTGCTAAAGCTGATGAGGGAAAGAAACTTAAAGGAGGCGGCTTGTATGAAAATATCAATGCAAAACGTGAAAGAATCTCTGAAGGCTCTGGGGAGAAGATGCGTCGAGTGGGTAGCAAGGGTGCGCCAACGGCTAGTGACTTTAAAGAGTCAGCAAAAACCGCCAAATTAAAAGATGGTGGGGTTA